TATATGGAATATGAGAGCACGATTACTCCGAAAGTCACGACCGCCCCGAATGCTAAAGCCTTTGTCGTACCAATGAGAACTCTAGCAGTGAGGGTTGCGTTAGTGAATGCGGTAGAGACAGGATTTATCTTGGCTTCAATTCCATCGCGCCATGTCGCTGAATCAGCAATATATGTCTGAAGCTCTGCACGCATGCCGTTTATCTTTCCGTTGACGTTTTTCTCAATGCCAATAGCGATGCCTTTTGCTACGCTGGCATTTATGATTCCTTCAAGCTTTGTGAAGTCTTCTGGGGTCATGTTATTCCGTAGGTGCGCTCAATGCCGCAATAGCCGCCTGAATCTTCGCGATGTTCGCGTCCATCAACGCCTCTTGTTTTACTGCGCGGTCTGCTGCGACTGCCGCATTTGCTACAGCAAGTGCCTTGGAAGCCTGTGCCTGAACGAGAAGGTTATTAAGCTCCTCTGCTGAAAGTCCTGCGAGTGATATGTTTTGTGTTGGTGGCATTGTGTTTTATTTAATGATAACTCGCTATGAGGGGCGAAACCCCGTAGGTTAAAGAACTAGATAATTGAGCGTGCTCGTATCGGTTGTTACCGTCGTTCCTGCTGCGCTCACAGAGGTTATGGTGAGCGTGTTTGTGGTACAGACTGCCTTGTATGCACCGCCAAGTGTCCCGCCTGTAACTGCTATCGTAACAAAGGCTTGATTTGAAGTAGTGAGTCCTGAAATGGTTATTGCTTTTGTGCCTGATACGAGGGTCGCGCTTCCCTTGGCCTTATAAGATAGATATGTACTGCTATCCAAGCTTCCATCACCCTTTACGAAATCAGACGACGCGCCTCCAGATGTAACAAACTTGAGTGCGTCTACTTCTCCAGTAGCAAGTATTTTCCACAGACTTGTTGTAGAGTTTCCTATATCAGTTCCCGTAGAGTTTATGTCATAAATATCTATTTCATACGCAGGTGTGGTCATTCCAATTCCAACAGTTCCCCCACCAAGAGCCATAATAATATCTCCTCCAAATTGTTGTAGGTATAGAGGTGTATTATTGGTAACACCCCATTGTGTAGATTGAATTGAACCTCCCCATGCTCCGAAATAAGGAGGACCAACAGTACCCATATTAAAACCGTATCCTTGACCATCAGCATAGGCAGCCATAAATGGTCCTTGTACTCCATTCAGCATAGTACTTTGTGATGTACTTATCGAAAGAGGAGCATCATAAATAGTTCCGTAAGGACCAGCGATGACTTGACCAGAACCGTACGTCGGATTGAGTCTAATCATTGCTCCACCTGAAACAAAAGTCATATCCCCTGAGCCATCCGTAGTTATATCTCCGCTATCAAGCCATGAAGACCCGAAGACCTGTAAGGTGTAACCAGGATTCAGGTCGCCTCCGTTTCCAAGAAGATTTCCGACAGCTACGGCGCCATCGTTGTATATTTCAAGCACGTTCGCGCCGAGCGCCGAGTTGTAATATCCGAACGGGCTGGTGGGCCCGAGCCAGTAAGGCCCGACATGCCATTCCTCGCCCGTGCTTGAGTTATGGTAGTTCTCCTGATAATAGGTGCCTGGTGCTGAAAGCGTAAGAAAGTTTCCTGTGCCGTCTGTGGAGGAATAATATGCTCCTCCTTGGAATGAGAATTGGCCATCGGAAGTAAGCAGAGTCTGCCCACCTGCCACCGAAAGAGATGGCGTCTGGAGCTGTAACCCAGAGCCGTCGTCTGTGCTACTCCCTACAATGACTGCGTTCTGTGTCGCACCGCTATCAGTCGTTTCGATGAACATCACGGGTGAGCTGTCAGAAGGATTTGAGAACTGGTATACAAGACCACGGAACTCGAAGTTTATGTTTGCGGTGTCCGCGTCGTTTATACCAGCAAGGGCTACGCCTCCAAATTGTCCTGCTTGGATTGATAGGTTAATGTCCGTAGCCGTATGGAGAGCAAGGGTGCTCTGGCTGTTAACATTGGCGGTGAATATCTCCGCTGCACCTCCTGTAGGGTCTGAGATGGAAATAACGCCACTGTCGTCCATCTCTATATACCCATTCCCGAATAGGTCTACATAGGCTGTGCCGCCAAGGGGCGAGCCTGTGGGAAAGTAATCTCCGAAGCCCCCAAACGCTCCAGAGTTGTTGTACTGGATAGAGTTGGTGGAGCCTCCTGGGGGATTGCCTGTAGAAGTGGAGGATATAAGCAAATCTTCATCACTACCCATATTCTGTTGTGTAATGGTAATACCCGTTCCAGCCACGAGCTTATTTATCAGATAGTCTATTGTAGTATCTGTTGAAGATATTTTTACCTTGCCTAGAAGGTAAGCGAGCCATGCCTTTTGAGTCCAAAAAGCCACATCTTTATGATTTAGCGAGTAACTTGTCTATCTCTGGGTGGTTCAGGAGCTTGATGAGCTTCTGTGTTTCCTCAGTCGTGAGGACAAGGCCGCCTGTTGTTGGGGTTTCGTGTGCCATTTTATTTAGATTTACGTGCGAGTAATATAGCCTCTTCAGTATTGAGGTCGGCTATCCTCTTACGAGTAGCGGTTTCATCCTGGAGAGCCTGCGCTGACTTCTGTGTATGTTCTTCCATCTTTGCTTTGAGTTCCGCCTCTTGAGGCATCAAGCCACTGACGCTTCGGGTGAGCTGGGTCTCCTGGGCGCGAAGAGAGGTCGTCTGCTCCTCAAGCTGGTCGTGCTCTGTCATAAGGCCGACAATCTGCCCGTCGAGCCGCTTATGCTTGGCTTCAAGGTCGGCAACAGCCTGGTTCTTCTGGGCGATAGTCGCGTCCTTCTTTGCCATGTCCTGGGCATGAACCCGCATGGTGAATCCATGCTTCTCATTCAAGTCCCCGATAGTCTTCTCAAGCCCAGCTTTCTGGGAAAGCAAAGCATCTACATCGGTCTTATGCTTCGATGATACCTCGTCTATCTTGGAGAGCACCGAGGCGAGGCTGACGAGATAGCCATCGAGGGTGTTTTTTCTCTCACGGATAGCAGAAACGAAAGCATCCTTTTCGGTTACGATTCCCGCTTTGAGCTGTGAGAGTATCTCTTCCATATCTTTTAGTTGTTACGAACCATCACACTGAGATTGAATGCACATGCCGTACCTGTGGTCTGGAGTCCTGTGACTTTGAAGGCCGTAGACGAACTCATAGGAATGTTGTCTAGGAAGTACGATACGGAGCTTGCAGCATACGTTCCTGAGTTCACAAGCACCGAACGCTGGGTCATGGCTCCTGTAGAGGTGTTGTAGAGGCACACAGGAAACCATGTAGTCCCGCTATCCGTAGAGAAGTAGTAGTTGAAGGTCGCGGAAGTGACAGACCCTAGGGTTACGTTTCCATAGATAGAGAGCTGTGAAGCCTGAACATACTTGAAATCTTTTACGATATACAAGTCTGTCTCAGAAGTAGAGAGTGTTGCAGGGGTCGTAATAGTGGAGGTCGTTTTTGTCCCTAGTTCGTAATCTATAGCGTGGGCCATTTTTTATTCAGTTATGCTGGTAACGTCTGGGGCGGTTTCGCTTGGCGAAACTTCTGGCTCCGTAGGAGTCTCGATAGGCTCAAGGACAGGAGTCGTGTCTACAGGAACGTCAGCAGGAGGCACTGGCTCTACCTGAGCCTCGGTGGAGACGCTAGCCAAGACATCCTCAACTGGAAGCTCTGTAGGAGTTTCTACAACCTCTGCTGGCTCTGAGGAGACGTTGAACCGAGCGACAGCGTTATTCGCTACCTCGTCCGTGACCACGACTCCCTCTGGAGTGATTTCAAGCAGAGTCGTCGAATTGAACTGGAAGTATATGGTCTCGCCACTAAGTGATTTGATAAGTTTCATAGGTATTAGTGTGCTACATAGTCGATAATCGCATCAATGACGTTAGTCGAAACACGAAGTAGGTTCAAGGATGCGATAGCTCCCGCAGGGATAGAAGAAGTCGCAAGTCCAGAGGTAGCGTTCGTACCGTTGATGAGGGTGAATCCACCACCAGCGATGCTAAGGATAGGATTGGTCGTGGAAGCGTTCTGGATATAGATTTGGTCAGAGCTACCGATGTTTGGGAACAAAGCCATGATAGTAGATGTAGAACCGAAGTTTACAACTGTAGCAACCGTGCCTGAACCTGTGACTTGAAATAGGTTCGCGGCTACAAGGTCAGCAAGCTGGATAGTCTCGGTAGCGGCTGAACCTGTGTTTACAGTCTCAGCGACACCAGAAACGATACCACCGTTTGCCAAGATAGAGCCAACACCTCCTACTGGGATAGCCCCTGGAAGAGATGTGACACCCACCTGAAGACCCCCTGTGAGCGATACGTTATCGAAACCTGAAGGTTCGCCCTGACCTGCCGCACCGCCTGTGACAGCATTTCCTTTAACGAGGTCGTAACCTCCCGCAAGGACGAGGACAACTACGACTATTGCGATTATATATTTAAGAGTTGAATTCATTATTGTTATTTAATTTTTAATTTGTTCGAGCCTCATTCCAAGGGGCAGAACCCCCTGGGTGAGACTCCAACTGACACTATGACGAATAGCTGACAGAATCTCCGCGGCTGCCAATAAGATTTCTAAAATCCGTCCATCCGTAGACATAAGACTGCTTGACCTTGTAGACGATAGCATCGTGTGACCAATCTCGGTCTACTCGCGCGTTCGTAGGGATGAAGGTGATGCGAACAAGACCTGTGCCTACTTCTGGCTCTCGGCTGTCCGTGTCAACAACGAACCACTGTTTTTGGTTAGAAATCGTAGGAGCGTTGTAAGAAGTAGAGAGGTAAGGAGAGGAGACGATAGATGCGAATTCTCCCTTCATTACGTTCACTTCGTTGTTTGCCGTGCCAACCTTCCACTCTGACTTATTGAGTTCCTGAACAGCTCGGACGAGTCCGTTGTTTGGAGGAACGATAATAGTCTTTGAACCTGCGAGCATAGGCATTGGCTTGCCTACATCGTCCTTGAAGCCCTGAGCCTGCTCAAGACCTGCATAGTAGTTCGTGTCTGAGAAAGGAGCTGATGCGCCTGAAACCTGTACTGCGTTTGAGATAGTTACGCCTCCATCAGCACGAGCGTGGATAGTCGATACCATAGGCTCTGCAAGCGCGGTCAAGTTACCATCCAAACCCTGGTTGCCTTTGTTGAAGAATCGTCCACCAACTGGCTGTGAAGCGGGAAGGGTGAAAGCGAGGTTGAAGACATCGAATGGGTCTCCAATGTTCTTTCGGCGGATTTCTGTAACCTGCTTCTGCGCTCGGTTCAAGACAGCCTTGTACTTGATGCCTTCCTTGTCCTGTCGCTCTTCTGGAACAGTTTGCTGGATAGCGTCCTGGTTGTCTGGGTCAAAGACAGCAGTCTCATATCCGCGAAGGAACGTACCCTCTGGATAATCGCCACCAGCTTTTCGGCCTCCAAGAGCCTGAAGACCTGTGACTGCAACATGCCTCCATGCTGCTCGGTCTCCTTCACTCGTCATATTTGAGATGTCGGTGAATAGACCGTTTGGAGTGGTCTCTGACTCAAGAAGACCGTTGTCCTCAAGAGCTGTGACCGCTCGCATCGCCTGGTCTTCTACTGCATCGAAATCTGCTCGGACTTTGGTGAGGAAGACGTCTTTTGCACCTTGATAAAATACTTCTGCCATAAATGTTTAGTGTTAAGTAATAAGTGGATAATTCCGATAAAGACTAGACTACCTTTGTGAACTCGAAGTAACCAGCGACCTGCGTATACTTTCCAGTAGTCGCATTGATGTTGCCTTTCGTGTACTGACCATACGAGAAGAAGTGAAGCTGAGTCGAGAACACTGCAACAGAAGATTCATCGAGCTGGCCGTTTGCCTGACCCAATGTGCTGTTGTAATGGCCTGACGTCGTGTAACCCAAGTAGAACTGAGCCATGTAAGTGTCTGAACCAGTCGTCGTACCTGCATCAGCAGAAAGGTCAGCGATGTATTCAACATCGAGGCGGCAAGGAATATACTCAACAGAGTAGAGCTTTGTCGTCTGGTTCGTTGAAGCTGTCGTGACTGTGTTCAGCTCTGAAGGCTTACCTGTGTTCGTAATCGACTGAACAACACCGAGGTTGATACCAGTCCACTGAGAGGAGTTGGTAGCATTCTGAGCTGGGATTGCGTAGGGAGCCTGCGTGGTGTCTCCAGGACGGATGACATCGCCTACTGAAACGGTAACTGAGTTAGCGAGGACGACTGATTTAAGTTCTACCTCGTCATAACCCTTTGTGCGTGTAAACGCCATAAATGTGTAGGATTATCTGTTTAGTAATCCACACGTTCTATATTGAAATTTAGATGTCTTTTGAAAAGCCGTTCTTGGCAATCCTTTCCGCAGCTTCAAGGGAGTAGTTTTTACCGACGATGCCATCTCTCTGCCATGCGTTCCAGATGTCCTGGGCCTGTGGCGAAAACTTGGCAGCATCAGGATTTATAGAACCTCCTTGCTGATTTGCACCTGTAGCGTTAAAGCCAGAGGCGTTCTTGGAGAATTCCTGAATCTTCTTACCGTCTGCAATGAGCTGATTCTTATTTATGACAGCGTAGGCCGTAGTCAAATCTTCATAGATATTGTCTGCGTCCATCTTGCCTGAATCGTACTTTGGGAAAGATTGCTCTAGGAGAGTCTTCTGAGCATCTGTGAGGGGGTAGTCTGGGTTTGAATATAACTTGTTCTTTGCCTTTTGAAGTTGCTCACTTCTGAAAGCAGAAAGTTCTGCGGTTGGTTCTGCATGTTGTGCAGCCTTCCTGTCGAGTTCCTTCTGAATGGCGGTTTTCTTTTCGAGGGCTAATCTAGCGGCTTCGTCAGAAGCATTGACCAACTCTCGATTGTATTCCACCTTCTGTTCAGGAGTAAACTCCTTCACAAGTTCCGTTACATTCTCACCTGCCAACGCCTTAGAAACAATTTCTTTATAATCCATGTGGTTGTTTGCTGTTGGCGACCCAGCGACTACGCCCTAAATTAACGTCCTTTAAGCCTTACGGCGAGTAGACGACACTCATAAACACGTTTATAAAAAAGCTATTACAGATAATTATACCATGCCCTTTTGACATGTCCAAACTATCAAGGCATTCCGAGGCCTTTATTTGATACCTTGATTTGAGAAGCACGAGCTACAGGAGCAGAGATATTGGTATTGATTTTACCAACAGAGGGGACTTTGATAGAAGGTGCCTTGAAGTTCACCGTCTTAAAAACAGGGGCCTTCATCGTTGCTACTTTGATTGAACCAATAGATGCCATGTGTAATAATTATACCATACTACTTTTTAGCGGCCAACTTTTTCGCTTGCGAAACGAAAGAACGCACACCATCTATAGGGTCTACGGGCTTTTTGGTTTCCTGTGAAACACTTTTCTGGGCAGTCGTGCCTGCAATAAGCACAAGCATAGCCCTGATGTGAGTCAATATCCCTTTGTAGTATTCAGGGTTCTTCCCATCTGCTATCGAGCGTTTGGTCATCTGGTAAGCCTGAACTGTGAAGAAACGCTCTAGCGTCACCTTCCCAGCGGCGAGGTAGTTCACCGAAGGCAAACGAACATCTGAGGGGATTTCACCGAAAAAGGACTCTACAAGGAAGTCATTAAACTCCTGCTCGTAATGGGTATATAGCCAGCGAAGTATTTTGTTTTTCATGTTTTATTTGCGAATAGGTAAACCCTTATTGGTTCTAGCCCCGAATTTCGGCTTTGGCATCTTTGGAGACATATTGGCTTTGCCTGAACCGACGTTTATCTGACGCATGTTTCCTTGCTGAGCTGGCTGACCCTGTTGAGCACCCATGAGCTGTGGGCCACCAGGGAACTGCGTAGCTCCAGGTGTCCCTGGCTGTGGCTGTCCTGGTTGCACCTGCTGTTGAGGTGGAGGAGGAGCATAATCACCTGTATTCAAAAGGCTAGAAGCTACCTTATCCGAAGAGAAGTCAGCAGGAGATTCACCCATCTTTTCGAGCCATCGGAGGAAAACCTTAGCTGGGTCTGCGATTCCCTGTGGCACGAAGATGTTGACCATAGGCTCAAGGACATTTGCTACCCAGTTAGAAAGCTCAAGCTCGTCTGAAGAATCAGGCTCGAACTCTATTTTGGTTATCTGAAACTCCAAATCTTGTATGAACTTGATAGGGATTTCGATGATTTCAGTCTGCTTGCCATTCTTTGCGCTTTCCTTGATAGCCTCAAGCATGATAGCTACATCAGGCTGTTTCTTGTCTACCAAACGGAGTTTCAAGTCGCCCGTGCCTCCAAGGGTCAAAGGCATATCAGGAACCATGAGGGAACGATAGATTCCTTTATCGGCATCCTCGTACTTCCCAGCTGTGTAGAACTGGAACATGGTCTTGAGCGTCAAAAGAATCTCTTGGCGAACAAGGTCGTAGTACATGACCATAGTATTAGCCATAGCATCTTGCTGTTGCTCGGCATTCTCCATGACTTCTCGGGAACTCTTTGGTTGCTTTGAAGGAGCGGCTGAACTATCGCCACCTTGAGCCTGTGCGGTCATATTGCTCTCGATAGAGTTCAACATGTTGAAATACTGAGTAGAAGGCTCTTGGAGCTTAAACTCCTTGTACGCGTTGACATCGTTGACTGGAATGACACGATGCTGGCCGTAGATGAGGTCTGGACTTTCGATGTCTGATGAAAGGATAACTGGGTCAACTGCACGGAATTCGCGCTCAACCATCATGGTAAATCCGACGTTAAGTATCTTATGTGGGTCTTTTACTAGGAAAGGTGTAGGTAGACCGTAGGCGAGCTTTTCATCCAAAGGAGAAGTGATGCCCCATGTGAAAGGCCCCATCTTGTGGTCAAACGGCATTGGCGCGATGGTTGGGTCAAGTTCTGAGCCAAGGCGGTTCAAAAGGATGCCTGAACATCCCATGATGTGCTCATCGGTCAGCCAGTCGTATTTATTCAAAATCTCCACCTTATTATATGAAGTAGTGCCTGAGCCACCGAGCAGTCGGTAATAGAGTGAGTCTTCTGCGATTCGGTTTCCAGCTACCACATACTTGGCATTTGGGTACTTCTGGTCGTACATGGCGTGGAAATCGCTTTCCTCCATCTGAGTCTTCCAAATACACTTCCCTTGTTTCTGGAAATTGCGTTCGTATATCTTAGGGATGTACATGTCCTCGATAGGCACGATTTCCTTCGTGACATCGTTATAGGGAGTCTCTTCGCCAGTCTCTAGCTTGAACTTGCCCGTTTCAGGGTCATAGGACTTCAAATAGCGTCGCTGGTATACAGTGTCATCAAAGCCGACATAAGAACAGACCGTTCCGTTTACGAGGCCGTACAGCATTTCCCAGAACTTCTCTACTTTGTCATTTGAGTGAAAACGCCATTTGGCATAGAGGCCATTGAGAACTTTCATGCCCACCGCATCTAGGTTATCTCCTGTCATTCGAGGCTTTATATTCAAAGCCGTGATACGGCTGAGAAAGTCCATAGTCTCTTTCCTGGCGAAAGGGATGGAGAAGTCGAGACCAAGAGCACGAAGGTCTTTTGAATCCGTGGTCATGGTATTCCAGAACAGTTCGCGTGAGACTATAAGCATCTCTTCAAAAGAGTAGTTCTGGAACTGGCGAACGGTTCCTGCACGATACGACTTCCACTTGTAGAAATCAGTATACAAAGCCCCCATAGCCTCTGTCTCTTTTTCGCTGATTAAGCCTGCCCGCATGTCTTCAGGTCGTACTTTGGTAGGGTCGAGTGGTGGTGTTTTAGCCATGTAGGTATATTTTCTTTCCGAAGCTCATCGTTTGCTGTATTTGGTCGTGGAGTGTCTTTTCGCCCATATTCTGATTCAAACCTAGCTTAATCATCCCGTACCATTCGTTCAGGCGATGCCACTTTGGTATCTGATAGAACTTGTCGCTGGTGAAGTTCTGCACCGCTTTCTGGCATTTAGTCACTACATAAATATCCCCGTCAGGGATATAGTACGCCTCCACACCGAGACGTTTATGTGCCAATTTGAGGAAATCCAAAATATCCTGTCTCACTTATCCTATAATTATACCACATCCTCTTTCTTTTCTGGAATATCACAAATTATTGTTTGGGTCGTAAGAAGCAAAGCCGCTTGTTCAGTAGCATTCTTCAAGGCACATCTCTCAACCTTGGTAGGGTCAATGATTCCATCCTTCATCGGGTCTTTAGACACCTCCATCTTTCGGACGTCGAAAACTTCGCCAGTCTCAAGATGTTCTAGGATTAACTCAGCATCCTCTCCTGAGTTCTTTATAATCCATTTAATAGGCTCCATAAGTGCTCTCTTTACGACAGAGTCACCTTCGTTCTCAGCGGGCGTCGAAGCCAGTTCATATAAAGTCTTACCTCCTCCGATAACAATACCTTCCTCCATAGCAGCCTTTGTTGCGTTGACTGCATCATCTACCTTCTTCTTGGTGTACTTCATCATTGCCGTTGTAGGGCCACCAACCTTTATGATGACAACCCCTTTAGTGAGTTTGGCAAGTCTGTCGTCTAAGACCTTCTTTTCATAGTTCTCGGCAGTCTCCAACTGCTTCCTGATACTTGCGACCCGTTCTTCTATCTTCTCCTTTTTACCTTCACCGCCAATAATAAGGGTATTCTCTTTGCCGACAATGACCCTTTTTGCTTTGCCGAGGAACTCGAAATGAGAGGCATCGAGTTGATTGATACCCATGCTTTCAGTAATAGCAGTCGCCCCTACTATAGTTGCGACATCTTGCATCAACTCCTTACTATGGGGTTTGCGGACTGGAACCATCAAGAATATGCCTTTCCGAGCATTCTTGTCAGCTGTAGCCAAAAGCTCGCCAGAAAAAGTATCACACATGACAAGTAGATACCTGATTCCTTTTGCCATGAGACTTTCCCATAGAGGGAAAATATCCATAATCATACTGAGCTTCTTGTCCGAAACAAGAATATAGATGTCTTCGAGTACTGTTTCCTGCTTGTGTATATCAGTTATAAACTCATCGTGCATGATACCCCTGTCGAAACGCATACCATCGTATTCCTCTTTTTTGACATCACTATCAGAAGATTCATCGACAATAACCCTGCCGTCCAAACCTACACGTTTGAAGGAGTCCTTTATAAGAGTGGCAATCTTCTCATCCTCCATAGAGATATTGGCTATGTTGAAAAGTTCCTCATCGGTAGATACTGGGATTGATTTTTCTTTAAGTTGGTGGATTATCTTATCGACAGAAGCACTCATTTCTCGGCGGAGCTTCATCGGATTGACCCCTTCTTTAATCTTCTCTACACCAAAACGCATCATGGCGGACGTTAGACAAATAGCTGTAGATGTACCATCACCAGCTTCCTCGTCAGTCTTTTGAGCGGCTTGTTCTACATAATCTTTTCCAAAGGCTTCAATCTCGATTTCAGGGTTCATCTTCCTTGCTATTGAAATACCATCATTCGTTGTGATAGGGCGTCCATATTCTCGGTAAGCAGCGTTCCTTCCAGCGGCTCCCATAGTAGAAGATACCGCTCGGTCTAATCTATCCACACCTACCATCGCCTTATCCAAAGCCTCGATACCTTCAAAGTTTTCGTTTTTCATAGTTTAATTAAGTTACCTATCTTTATAAAATTCTCCTCAACTACTTTCTTTGGAATGACCTTCAAGTAAGTATCTGTATTTTTGTGGCATTCCTTACAGAGCGTTACTCCATTGCTTACATCGAAAGTTAAAGGAAACTTAAATACTTTAGTTACTATATCATCTTCCCCGTAGCTCATCTTCACATATTTTATAATGACAGAGAAAGGAATGATGTGGTGAACCTGCAATTTTCCACCCCATTGTTCACACTTCTGGCAGGTAAAGTCATCTCTCTTATAGACAGCTTCACGCCAACACCGATACTCATAGAATTGCCTGATTACCTTATGAACTGGCTGGACATATTCATGGGGTAACTTATGTTTCTTACCTCTCATCGACTTCGACATCTTCTTCCTTGTTTCCTGAGAGTGACTTTTCCCAGACATTCTACTGCCTAAATTCCTCACAGAAATCTTCCCATGACACCCTTTTGAGCAAGCAGTATACTCCGTATCAGACCGACTTAAAGGCCGATAGACTTCTTTGCTACAGACAGAACACTTCTTCAAAACCTTGCTAAACGGATTAGGATTCACGAAAGCCTTTTGCTTACATGGGTTAGAACAGTATTTGGGTGCGAGATACTTTATCCTATAAGGGTTATAGTATTTAGATTTCCCACATATTATACAGATGATTTCTTTTCCTTTTCTCATATCTTCATTCGTTTTATGAGGGCACTGATAGCAGACTTTTCTTCACCTTGGTAAGCAATTTCAGTACGCTGATGACGGAGAACCAGAGGAATGCAAACACAAAAATTTTCAAGGGCGGAACGGTAGTCAGAGATTTCTAAATCGTGAACTGGCTTTTTTGCGGCTTCTTTTGATGTCACCGAGTTCGCATATCGACTGTTCGATACCGCGTCATACAGGGTCATCACGTATGGTGAGTCTTTATTAAATACCATTCTTGGAAGCAACTGTGAAGTGGCATGGCGGCGAGGCTCATGCTGGATGGCATTCACGTTCCATCGCAGTTTGACTCCGTACTTGAAGAACTCCTGCACGATACTTCTATTGAGTGGCATGACCTTGTGGTTGTGGGCCTCTTCTCCGAAGTAGGCGACGGGCTTCTGCCATGCCCTTAATTTGTTTATCAGCTCTTTCTGGTAAGGGCTGTACTTCTCTGGGTTATAGCTCAAAGCTGGATTCAGGAAAGGTGCGTACCATTCGATGTCTCGGTTCTTGTTGGCGTAGCATTCCAAGATATTGTAGTCGAGGCCAGTGAACTGAAACCATATAAGGACAGTCATATCTGAGCGGCCAACGTCGAGGCCGACGTAGAGCGGACGCTTTCTGTCATAGGCAATAGGGTCGATTCGACTCTTTGTTATCTCTGGGTAGTATTGAGACTTCGCATCGAGGGCATAAGAGACGACAGCTTCACGCATGACCTCTGGGTTGAATTCGGCCTTTATCTCAAGGTCGTGATACCACTCAAGGTCTTTCCAAGGGTGGTCTTGCCATGTCAGAGAGATGTAGTCACCTTTCTTTTCTATAGACTTCACGAAGTCGTTATACGAGCGACCCATCTTTGCCGAGGACACGAAGACCTTAGTCTTTGATACTGATTCCAAAGAAGCTATGACCTGTAGGAAGTTCTCTATATAGAAGCATTCGTCTACGAAGGTAAAGGAGTAGCGGCGGGAACGTCCTGCATTGCTGTTCGTGGAACTGCCATTGATAGACGAACCTAAAGCTGGATTGACCAAGCGAAGCGTCATGTCAGTATTCGTTCCTTTCTTTCCTTTTGGCACGAAGCCATCAGGCATGAGCCATCTCGGAGTGTTTGCCATGACCCATCGGAGCTTTCCGAAGATGCTTGAGTCTGGCAGGGTAGAGCCATCATCCACTTCGGTCTCGGTTCGCGAGAGGACGAAGCCAGACCAGTTAGGGAAGAACAGCCACCGCCAATACATGTAGTAGACGATGAGCCAAGTCAGGCCCATCTCTCTTGGCTTATCCGAAAGGATTTCATGCGGGTTGAAGTCGTCCTCTGCCTCCCTTATCCTGTGTATCACTTCCTTCTGGTAGTCGAACATAAAAAAAGGCTTGATGGCATTGCCGAAGTTTGGAATCTTGAGCCAGCCGAAGTCCTCTATGAAGCGGATAGGGTCTGAGGCATAGAGCAGTTTTGCCTTTGGAATGTCCGCTTTGGCTTCAATCAAATTCTCGACACGCTGTTTGAGCTTGTCTCTATACTCCTTTGAGTCATACCATTTTTGGGCAAGTTTCAGGTTCAATTTTCTAGTTCAATTAACTCTTTCTTGGTAAGAAACTCCACCACAGTATCTTCCCCCAGAGGGCAAGTTTCACCTTCAGGTACATCAGGGAAAGAGGGGTGACTTACATATAAATGGTATCGTCTAGTCGAATAGTTAAACTCCATTGCATATACATCAGAACCTTTCGGCCACCCTGATACTACTTTGTAAGCAGAACCTACAGAGAGTATCTGGCCTAGCTTTTCTATATCTACAATAAACATCTTTCTTTTTCTCATTTCTTTATATATTTAGCATAAGCCTGTTTCTTTTTCTTGTATGAGCCTAGCAAGAAGGCATCCAATATCTCTGTGAGATAAGAAGTGGAACGCTCCACTGCGTTGCTTCTGTGATGGTCGGTTTCAAGTATACCGTTTTGCAGGTTCTTGATTACGCTGTTCATCGGGTCGGTCAACACATGACACATCTCATGGAGGATAAACTTTCTCTGGTTGTCCCTATCATGATTCCAAAATGAAGGGTATATCGTGATAACAAGTCTCTGATACGGCTCGTCCACATCGACAGAAGCGGCACATTCCTTAAAATCCTCGGTAGCCCAGATAAATCCGAGGTCGTAGTTGATAGTATTGAAAAGCCCATCTAGGCCCCATACCAGTTCCTTTACCCTATCCTTGTCCTTTTTCGTGGGGTTTTTAGCTTTCATTGTCTGTAGCGAAATCTGTTAAAGCCTTCTCGACATCCTCTACGTTATTAAAGTTCTTGATGTTCTGGAAGACGGCGACATTCGGGCGCACCTTCCTCGACTCCGTGAAGACGAAGGCGAGCTTCGAGAGGGCCTGGAACTTGCTTTCTGTCCTCATCTTCTTTATCTCCTCCTCGGTCATACTGCTGAGTATCTGGTCGAAGACGTTTATGCTCTTTATCATTATATCCGAAAGAGCTACGTTGGTATCCATCGTCAGGCTTCGCTCTACCGCAGGGGCTGTGATGGCTACGTTCTTTATCGGGTTCAAGGCGTTCTTCAAGGAGTTGTTCTCGGCCAAGATAGGCTTCATCATCTCTGTCACCTTATCGGGGTTGTTCCTTATATATAGTACGAAGGTGCGGCACATGACCATCATCTTGAAGTAGAACTTGCGGGCTACTTCCTCGTTCGCCCTCTGTATGAACTCGTAATAGGGATGGTCTTCTGGTAGCTTGTGCAAAGCATCTACCTTGTCCTGCGTGACCTTTGAGATGTTCTCTTCTCGGAAGTAGTCTACGAAGTGAAGGAAGGCCATTACTTTGTCTGGCCCCCAGTCGTGGACATCATCTAGTGTGAATTGCTTTCCTTTCATCTAGTTCTCTAGGTTAATGTCTTCAGGTGGTATCTCAACTAACTCGCCATTCTTGATGTTATACAACCTGCCTTCTTTGTCTGTGAAGACCTTAGACTCAGGTACCCAGCTTCCAGGCTCTGGGTTGATAGAACCGTTACCTAGAGTCCATGCGTTCTGCTGCTGTGGCACATAGGGGACATTCTGTAGATTGTTCCAGTCTATGTACCCTCCTAGTGGTGGCCCCGCCTGTCCTCCTGTGTTTTGATATGGTGGCATGTTTTAATTGATTAGTTCGATAATCTCTACTTTAGGCTCTATAGGCTTCTGCACCTGTTGCATGGCTGACTCAATGATAGCCTTGTACATTATGTTCTCCATCTTCTTAGCCAGGGCGTCCACCTTATATGTGAAAGAACCAAATTTGGCCATGTAAGCCTTTTTCCTCATCTCGTCATCTTTATGTGGGTCTGTAGCCATATCTATTTAGTCCTTTCTAATTTATATATCTCAAGTAGTTCGTTTCTCGTGAAACCTTCTAGTATGAGGGATTCGACGCCTATTACCTTTCCAATCATATCCACAACCTCCTTGGTGTATATCGACGCATCTACTATCACTATATACCTCTCTTTCTTGTTCTTCATATTTTTAGTCATTAGGGATAATGTTACCGTCTTGGTCAAATTCCTGCCCCGTCTCTTCCATCTTCTGCTCCTGCTTCTTCTTTAGCCCTGACATGAAGGCGGCCATGTTGTCAGACATAGGCACGCCATCGACAGTGGTTCCTAATGTAGACGCACGTTTCGCCACCTTGTTCGCCTGTTCATAGGCTCCTTTAATCACCACCTTATTGAAGTAGTGCTGGGCGTCCTTCAGGTCTGGGTTGGCTTCGAGTATCACAGCCATGTTCTCCAGCGAATAGGTCGCCGCACCCTGTCGATACTTGTCGTAGATAAGGGTTCCGTAGGAGTCCTTAAAAGGGTTCGCGCGGTTTAGCTTCCTTATGATGTGCATAATGGTCTTCGAGCGGGTCATCTTTTCACCTTCTGCGATAGCATCGACGAATTCAAGGTCATCTTTGTCGAAAGAGAGCAATACTTTTACTTTTTCCATGTGTATAAGTCTATCACGAGTATATCTGAAAAGCAAATAGATAGAGTGAATAGGTCGTATATATGTTTTTGAGAGGGGTCGTTTTTGGCATATTGGCATATTCGGTTTAGGCACCATTATAGTTATGGGGGTATATACCCCCCACAACACAACAAACCACAAACATGGTCAACATCTACAACATTGGAGATATATGGCTCTATATATGGATATAATAGGAATTATATCTTTTTATAAGCGCGAAAAATATCATAAAACAGTGAAAAAATGTAGGGAGGGGTGTTACAACACGCCACGATTACTGCTACACCATGACACCATGATACAGCTATAGGTATATGCTCATTCTGGCGGCGCGGTCTAAGTTAGCCACGTTTTGGCATATCATACTCAATCGCTTTCAAAGGCTTGTGATGTATGGGTAGTGATAGGATTCTAGGCGGCGATTTTTCTATATCCGTTTCGGTATTCTGGCGATATGCCTTTTCATATAGTACAGCTTTCGCTTTGCGAAACTGGGGATAACTATTTTTAGGCAAAAATATGGCTCAAAATATGGGTTTATAAATATATTATGACACATCATTATCATCTATGCTATATACAATGCTATACACTATGCTATACTTGTATCAGGCAGGACATTGAAAACTGGATAGGGGTAAATAAAAAAACAAATGAAAAAACTATTGGCTAATCTTATTGGCAAAAAGTTTTCAGTATACGTTGGAGGAGAGTTTGAAAGAATGACCGACTTTATCGGGTTCATGAAGCTACTCGCCGACTATTCCGACTTCTTTCGATATACCAAAAGTGAGCAGATTGACTTCTTACTAGAACTAGACAGAGACCGTTTTGCACCGATAGATGCAAACATTTACGTCAAAATCGGAAAGTAGATTAAAAATATACCCTATTCAGCTTTCAGTGTCTTGCAAGGGGACATTGAAAATTGCATACGGGAATAATCAAAAAACTATGGAAACATATACGTTTCAGCTATTCGATAGCAGAAATACATTCAGGGAAAGTAAGGAGCAGTTTAGCACATGGCGCGAGGCTCACGACAACGCTGTAGACATGTGCCGATACTATCATCACGTGATAGTAAATAATAAAGTGGGTTTTGAAGAGTTTGAAAAAGGCGAGCGGGTATCATGGAGTTACCCGAACGGGTGCGGTCAGATAAAGGCTAACAGCTAGATTATTCAATATCCCCTATGCAGTTTTCAGTGCCTCGCACTGATGAAAGGAAAATATGAGCATAGCTCTTTACAATCGGCTACAGATTAAAGTAGCACGCAGGATAGCAAAAAGACATCATATCACAAGCAATATATTGGAATACTTTATATCAAGCGGATATGCGGAACTCTTTGCTAGAAAGCATGTTAGGTAGGCGGCGGCGCGAGGTTTTTACACTTCGCGCTTCTATCCTAGCTCGCAAGCTAGATTACCAAGTAACCATAAAAACATGACTACACGAGAACTATTGAGCAGAGCATTTGCAACTGTAGAGCAGGATAGGATAACAGGCGAGCGCAAGGATTTAATAGTAGACGGCCACAAAGTAGTAGCAGGTTATAACTTTTTGGCAGAGTTTGAAGTGGCGAAATTGGTCGAGGCTATAGACGAAATTATCGAGCAGAAAGTGTATAACAGCAAATAGGCAAGGCACTGATTATCAAGTAACTTTTTCAAAAACATGGAAAAATTGCAGATGTTAGAAAAAAAAGAGCAGGAAGCGTCAAATGCTTTTATGTATGCAAAGGAAGGCGATAAACTCGCACCATTGTATGCGGCACAAGAAGCGGCACGCAAGGAATTGCGGGAGTACAAAGCATGGCTATACAAGGGTTCAGGCGTCAATGGCAACGAAATATAACATGCAATTACAAAACATAGCAGGTATATGGGTGGCGATGTATAGGCGGCACGTGGGAACAGATAAGCGAGCTTTCGCAACTGGCGAAACACTAGCAGAGGCCATTAATAAGATATTTAACTAAAAACACATGGAAACAAAGCTAAAAAAGGAAACTATCGAGGCGCGAGAAAGGCTTATTGATGAAGGGGCAGACGAAGGTGCAATAGACGCATATATCGCTCTCGGAATTGGAGATGATGACTTGTCGAACTTTGACGAGGCGTATGTAGGACAATTTGATAGCGATGAGGACTTTGCACAGGATATGGCAGAAAATACAGGAAGCGTAGACTTCAAAAATCAACCTTGGCCACAGTATTGTATTGACTGGGAATATGCCGCAAGGGACTTAATGATGGATTACAATGAGCAGGACGGATATTATTTTCGCCAACTATAATTATATGAACACCTATTCATTACGCCATAGAAATTACAGGGCGGCAAGATTCTATAGATATACCATGATTCCTATATTGCGAGCTGTAGCGGTGATTCTGGGGCTTGTGGCGATAGTATTATCGGCGGCAATAATCGGACATTGGTACTTCTCACTACTAGCATATAGCCCTTATCACGCTACCAACATACAGCTTGCGATGATAGGGACATTTGGCGGCGCATCAGCTTATCCATTAACTTACTAAAACATGAAAATAACACTAAAAGAAAAAGACATCTCAAAGACGTATAGCGATAATGGCACGCTCATTGACGAGCTTGCCTATAGCGCAGGACAGATGACATCAGGCAATATATATGAATATGACGAGGGAAGCCCGCAAGAGCCGTACAACTTCGACTATGAAGCCGACTTGCTTGCGAACACAAAGACAGAAAAAGACTTATACCATATCGCAAAACAGCTAAAAATTAGCCTCAATGCGAACATCACAAGGCTTGCAAAGGAAGCAAAGCTACAATGCGGCGCATGGGTGGCATTAAATAACGCCGAGCTATGGACAGACATGCTTGAAAGCTATACAGATGCGCTCAAAAGCGAGCAGACGGAGAGCATAAGCCCGACATTCAATACAGAACTTGAAAAGGCACGTGATGATTATAGCGACGATATGTACAAAGAATGGCTACATGGCGATTATCGAAACTGGTCGGGCGTACTGAGAGAAATAAGGAAATACTACAGCGCAGAGGGCATTAGCTACGATGAAAAGAAGCAGGAAGTTACGCTAGAGTTTAATGACGAGGACATGACAGAAAATCTAGCGCAATACGACGAGAGCAAGCTAAACGCAAAGAACTTGAAAGCATACATATTGCGGGAGATAGGCGAGTCATCAAGCGCACGCTATAACAAAGACAAAGCAGAGCAAGAGAAGCGCAAGGCCGAACGTGAACGCTTGGCAGTCTACAAGGCCGAACAGCAAGCAAAGAGCGATGCAGAACGCAAGGCAAAGCTATTAAAAATGAAGCTAAACAAATAACTATATGTCCAGAGAATATATACCAAAGCTATTGCTAGGCATGAAGAAGTCACACACCTACACGATTACATGGCATGGCGGGCTATTCACGGCAGAGGAATTGCTAAGCATCTTGCTAGGGCGGCAGGTGGAGTATGACGAGGCTATCAAGTTTATAAGCTAAAGCGTACAGACATGGAAATAAACATCAAGGGCGACGAGATAACACTAACAAACATGAAATTAAAAATAGACAAAGACACAAAGAAAAAGGCAGACGGCTCATATCAGATACCCTTCACGTTTCACGGCGTAGAGGTAATGCTTGTGGTCGCATTAAAAAAGGAAGGTTTTAACCCATTTATGAACTAATATGAGCAAAAACAAAGCTATAGACATCATCAAAGAGGCGAGCGCGACATACTTCGAGCAGAGCGATGAGCTTGGACGGCGCGAGCTAGAGGAAGCGATAGAATACCTAGAGGATTGCGATTATATAGACTTATCAGTAACTACACAAAGAACATGAAATATAAAGACTATGAGGACTTTTTGAAAGAGGTACATGCAGACAGGTGCATTTGTACAGATGATGATATGGGCGAGTGTTATGAGGAGTGGTCGGGCAACCTAGACTATGACGTATGGTGCATGTACGCGGACAGATACGCAGATATAAAGGTAAAAGAGGCTATTCAGGCGCGAGAGAAGCAGGAATACGATGATGAGCAGACGGAATTACTAGAGAAGCAGACACAAGACAAGTATTAGATTCGCTTGCGAAAGGTTACTAACTATGCTACCATAAGTGCATATTAGATAACAAAAGGTGGGCAGACGGAGGGAAGTAAATAGTTTTATAGAAAAGACATAGAGTGTACACAAAATGAAACTATCTATAAAAAACATTGCTTTCCCGCGCATGCCCATCTTTCAAATAAAATCATGCGAACACGAGAGGATATAGAGAAAGAGATAACGTATAAAAGCACAGTCGAGCGCGTAGTGGTCGAAATACTATTAGACATAAGAGAACTATTAAAAGCATGAGCAATTCACAGAACACAATTCTATTAGAGGAACTTCAAGAGTGGCTAGAGGCGCGAAATGCCACGCCTAAGGATATATACGTAATAGAGGGCGATGGCGTGTATATCGCAGACGAAAATGAGGAGGGCATACCATTACCAGAACGCTTTATACCCGTATACGAACTACTTTATGACTAAACTATCGCACGAGCAGGTTATGGAGATACCAGAATTGTCAAAGACTAAGAACAATATGGAAATGGCGGCGCACTTCGGTGTGCATGTAGGCACGATTAACAGGTGGAAAAAGCGGCTTAAAAAGGCGGGCTATGAAGTGAGTACAAGACGCATGCAACCTATTATCTGATAACAAATAAAAACATGAACACAATAGACTACAAGACGAGGATAGAAAAGGCATTGGACAAGACTATGGCATCATTGGCCGTGATAAACGCACGCGCCATGAGCCTAGAAACGGCGCAAAAGACAGCAGACGAGATGAACATACTCAAAGGTCGCATGGAAGCACTTACGGAGATAATCAAAGGCTAATATGGACATCAAAAACCTGAAATATACAGAGGAAGTGAGGCCGAAAAAGGGATTCGGAGCGTCAGACGCCGAGAAATTGTCTTTTGACATATACCACGCTTTCAAAGGCACGCCCAAGACTAATCCTACGATGTGGTGGGATACCCTAAAGTTTGGTGCGGGAAAAGGCGTGGAGCTTGCGATGGTGGATATTCTAAAGGAGAACGGCATCGTGGCACAGGACTTTGACCAGTCAACAGATGAAACTTTCGAGATGGAAAGAGAGGGCGTAAAGGTACGCATGAAGATTGACGCCATTGTAGACACAGCTACGCTATACGACTTGGAAAAGGGCGCGCCGATTGAAATTAAGAGCGTGAACAACAAGAACAGCGTGAACATCAAAGAGTATGAGGACGGTAAGCCACGCAGTAACTATGTACTACAGCTTGCGGTATACATGGATTACTTGGGCAAAGATACAGGCTACCTATTTGTTTCAAGCATAGACGGCTTGCATTACTTTTGGTTTACCTGCCACAAGCTAGAGGGCGGCAAGTATCAGTGTGGCAATACCATTGTGGACTTAGCCGCCGAGTACAAGAGATGGGCAAAGATATGGAATGAGAACGTAGTGCCGAGCGTCGAGCCGAAAGTAGAAGTGAGGTACAAAGTACCCGTGCAGGACATTAAGATTGCCGACTACAGCACGACAGACATCTCAAAGGCGCGAAATGGCGCAAAGGTGCTTGGCGACAAGGATTCATGGGTTATCACGTATTCCCCTTACAAAGCCCTAATTTTGGCACAGCAGGGCGTGCAGGAGGGGTATACAGACGAGGAGCTTGGCATTATCAAGACCGTAACTGCTGGCTATTCGGCTAAAAAATAATGGAACTTAAACATTGGCTACATGCCCTTTTAGCAATTATCCACGCACTAATCAAACACAAATGACAACACCATACAGCTTTAGCGGCGGGGAAAAACAGCGACCAGCACAGGGAACGGGCAAAAGCTCTAGCGGGTATTTCGACGTAGAGAACGGACAGAACAGAATGAGAATACTCAATGGCGGCGAAAGCGCACCTGTCCACTACCATGATGGAGGGTATAAGACGTGTGTGGGCGGCGACGAGTGCGTGCCATGCAAAGCGGCGAACAAGGCAAGCATCAAGACGTATTTTTGGGTACAAGACCAGAAAGATAAGCAGGTTAAACTGTACAAGATGCCGTGGAGCGTCAAGAAACAGCTCATAGCATTGCAGGAGAAGCCCGCTACGGCCTTTAGCGACCTGCCTATGCCCTATGACATCACGCTTGCAGTAAGCGGCGCACATACCAAAGAAGTAAATTACGTCGTCATGGAGAATACGCCGAGCGCGGTAGACCCGTCGGCGGTCAAAGAAGCGGAGTCAAAGACGCCTGTAGACATCATCATAGAGCGTGAGAAAGATAAGCAGAGGAACGGCGGAAATTCGCAAGCGAAAGACATCAGGAACAGCGCGGCCTATCCTGACGCAGACTTGGGTGCGCCAGTATTCTAAAAGTTATCCACAGTTTCGCTAGCTTTTCGAGCCTAAGTATGTTACACTCTATGAACTGGTAATGGCACGCAAAGACAGAGCATTAAACCCCTTACTATTAAGGACTACGGTGCTTTTGAAGGCGGCCAGCTGGTACAGTTTCTAGTCTGCAAAACTAGACATAGCGCGATAGAGCAGTAGTAGCTCGCCAGTCTCATAATCTGGAGGTCGCCAGTGCAAATCTGGCTCGCGCAACACGCCGCCACACACAGGATTAAATACAACGATATGAAAACAGAACTACAAACAGTAACCAGAGATTATCGAAAAGATGACTCAACGATTGGATTCAAGTTTTTGCTCTGCCCATCCTGTCACGGGGATGTAAGATTTATAGCCTCGGCAGGTTGTAATCATGATGATAATTATACCCATTTCGGTCAGTGTTTTGATTGTAAAAACGTGTACGAGATGGGATACAGACCTACATACACCCATCAAGAATTAGAAGAAGCTGGATGGAAAAAAGCGTAGCCCCCTATCAACCACTAAGTAACTGAAGATATATGAACAGAAAAGATATACTAAGCATGATTTTAGCAGGGACATTCGGTTTTTATCTATGGTATTGCGGTATCTTTGTAAATTCATGGCATTACTGGATACTTTTGACCTTATTTTTCTCTTATAGAATTAATGCAGAATCCAAATAACATGACTCAAAACACATCCCCCACATGGCAGGATAAGATAGATGACCTTGTTAAGAGGAGTGCATGGGCACAACAAGGATGGCTTGAACAAGAATTGAAAGTGCTGTTCGCCCAAGAACTCCAACAGGCACGGAAGGAAGCTATTGAGGAGGCGATTGCCGAGATTGAGAACATAAAGATTGACCCTAAAAACGCAGGGTGGAAAGATGCTGTTGACGGACTAAAAGTAGTGATTACCCACCGCCTCCAATCCCTCCTCCCCCAGAACGAATCCCTCACATAACTACATTATATGAAAAAGGGCGGCGAGATTCGCATTGCGAAAGAAGTTATCCACATGACATCTCCCACCACAGGAGATATACTATATGGGGTTGGAGGTTTACAGAGGGGGCCGCAAGGATAACTTCACCTTAATTGGATGGACAATGAGGAGTTGGTTCGATACCAACACTTCCCGCAAATGGGAAGTTAGGATAAAGGCCGTCTGCCCCCCGTGCAAGCCCCTACACCCTTTAGATAACAATGAACATGACAAAAACAAAAAAGAAAAGCCCAGCAACGCATCAGCAGGTATTTGATAAGACCACAACAAAAAGCCGCGCAGTGGTTGAATATGTTAAATGGAATCCAAGAATAATACCTATCGTCTAGCAGGGTAAACAAAAATTATGAAAGATGTAATACGAGAAGAACTAAGGAATATACTCAATGAAAAATACAATGAGGTAGCTGAATATATTGCTACACATTACGGTGATAAAGATAATGTCAGGTATCAAGAACAGATTGACCATATTGAGATATTACTAGAAATCTTTGAATAAACCCTCTAGCACATAAGGCGGGAAGATGAAAACAATGGCCTAGCTTCACCTGCTACCAGCCAGCCTACGAGTGCTTCCCTCGGTGAAATGAAACACAATCAAGTTAAAAAATTACAATTCGGCGGCTGGAATAAAAGAGACTTCAAAGAGATAAGAAGTTATCTAAAGAGGATGCTTCGAGAGCAGATGGAGTAGTTTCGCATTGCGAAAGAAGTTATCCACATACAGGAATTTGCGCCCTAAGACGTACCAGTGGTATAATTATTACGCAACTCTTTGATGGGTCGCCAACAGAGGAGAACCGTTCTAAAGATTCTCCGCAAGAGCGTGATATAGAAATATATCCCTCTGTTGCGGGGATTTTTTATTATCTAAATACAGTTGAATATGGCAAAACTGGAGATTGACTGGAAGAATGAAGTGGTTGTCATCAAAGGCGTCAAATGCTACCCAGAGGGGTACGACATAGATTTTAGCGGTTTTCATAATGAAAAGAGCCTTCAATTTTGGCTAGACCATCTCTCGCATAAAAATTGGTTTACCCCTGAAATAGAGGAAGATTTAATAGAGATGTTTAACTACTTTCACAGTAAAGAATAACATGGCACAGAAACGAATGTTCTCAAAAGACATCACCAATTCAGAAGAGTTTTTGGATATGCCAGACTCCACCCAGAAGCTCTATTTTCATCTTGGAATGAACGCTGACGACGACGGTTTTATACAGCCAAAAGGGACGATGAGAATGATAGGTTCTTCGGACGATAATCTCACACTTTTACTGGCGAAAGGATTTTTAATCAGTTTCAACGGAAATGTCATCGTCATTACACACTGGAAGATGAACAATGATATTAAGAGTGATAGGAAGAAGGATACTATCTATGTAGAACATCTAAAAACACTAGGAATAGGGCCAAATAAAGAGTATGTACCCATAACGGATACAAAATGTATCCAAAATGGAGACAAAATGTTTCCACAGTATAGTATAGGTAAGGAGAGTATAGTTTTGGCTTCGCAAAAAAAAGAAAGTTTCTCTGAACACATGAACTCACTTGGTTTCGAGCAGAGCGAGCGGCCTGACGCCGACGGTGCGCCGTTTCCAGTTTGGGAAAAGGACGGTAAAGCACTTACGCCTGCGAAAGAAAAAGAAATGGAACGTGCATGGGTCGGCAAGCCTGTGAGACAGGAAGACGGACGGGTAGCTGAAATCTTGGAAATCTGGAATCGTTATCCAACCGTCGAATCCACGGGAAATAAAAACGTAGCAAACCCTCAGAAAAATCTGCTCCCTGAAGCGAGGATGAGTGCCGACCTAAAAAGACTCATCCAAACACGCCTCCGAACCTACGGAGAAGTCCAAGAATGGGAGAAGGCGATTAAGAACTATGCGAAGGACATCATGGGGCGTACTCCGAACGTCACAACGAGCTATCACGGACATCGTATGTCGCTCTACGATTTCGTCCTCCAAGCGAACGGTTTGGTTAAGTTTATAAACCGATGAAAGAATCAGCTCTCAAATTATTGGCGAAAGGCGTTTCTATCATCCCGATAGGCAAAAACAAACGTCCTCTCATCCCTACATGGGTCGAATTTCAAGCAAAACGTGCCCTTCCTGCGACGGTAGAGGGTTGGTACGATACTTTCCCCGAAGCGAACATTGGAGGCCTTACAGGGGCAATTTCAGGCTTCGTCGTAATTGACATCGACCCCCGTCATGGAGGGAGTTTGGATAGTCTTCCAAAGAGTGCTCTGAACACGACAACTATCAAGACTGGAAATGGTGGGTATCATCTCTACTACAAGTACCAAAAAGGTATCACAAATAAAGCAGGAGTTTTCCCTGGAATTGACATCCGTGGGGACGGTGGATATGTGGTCATGCCGCCATCAGTTACAGACTACGAAGAGGACGGTAAAAAAGTAGGGGGAAAATACTCTGTTTTCAAAGATGTTCCGATGGCGGTTTTTCCTTCCGAGATTCTTGGGACTGTTCAGGGAAAAGGAATGGATTTTGATGCTATCGCTCTTGGGGTCGGTAAGGGCGAGAGAAATGAGAGTGCCGCTTCGATGGCGGGACTCATCCTACTCAAGAAGTTTGATAGGCCAGATGAAGCATGGGAACTCTTACAGACATGGAATAACGAGAATGACCCCCCTTTGTCTTTGTCTGAACTCAAAACTACATTCGAGAGCATCTATCATCGGGAGAAGAAGAAGCAGGGAGAAAAGATGTTGGAGATACACAAGGATAGTTTCAAGTTTATAACTTTCTCCGAATTGGTCACGCGCTCGATGGTGGAGTTGGACGCGACGAATCCCTTAGACTGCGTGAGCTTTGGATACGACTGGCTAGATGACAAGCTCACAGGATTATTCCCAGGGGAACTGGTAGTTCTCGGTGGAGAGACAGGTGTGGGCAAAACTTCTTTTGCCACAAACATCATCTACAAGGCAAGCGTGAAAAATAAGTCGGCCATCCTCGCTCTCGAAGACCGTTTGAATGACTATGGAATCAAAGCAGTCTACTTTGCTTTGGGAAACGTGAGGAAGAAGATGGGATTGAAGAACTATCCCTGGAACGCCTACCGAAAGAACGACATACGAGATGCGAACTACAAGAAGCAGAGACAGGATGCGGAGGATGCGATAAAGAATGACAACATATATTTCATAGAAGTTCAAGAACAGATGAATATAGATTTGCTCGAAGCCATCGTGGAGGATATGATAAGCAAAGACATAAAACTTTTTCTTGTAGACCATCTCCATTACTTCGACCTTCTGCGTTCAGATAGCTCGAAGGCCGATTACATCGAGCATGTCATGGTAAGACTTAAAACTCTTATAAATCGAACGGGGGCACGTATGATACTGATTGCACATTACAAGAAGCTGGACGGTAAAAAACCTTCGATTGATTCGTTCAAAGACGGTATCTCCATCTCTCAGAATGCAAACTATATCATCCACCTTTGGCGAGATAGAACTGAAGGAACAGATGCTCGGCTGAAGACAAAGATATTTATTCAGAAGTCGAGGAACCCGAACGGAGAAGCGAGCATTGAAGTAGATTACAACCCAGACACGAATGACTATGAGTGCGTCGGGTATGTACCAGAGAAAAGTTGGAGTGCAGGCGGGACACAGAAGAACGATTTTCAATTAGCAATGGATAAAGCAGTTAACGACTTCTAAAAAAATATGAACAAAAAGTCTGAGTTGGTTATAAGAGAAGATGGGTTCGCAGAGTTTCCACATACGAAGGCAGACACTCGGTATGAGTTCAAAAATATAAAGCCACTCATCGAGGTCGTATACTTCCCCTACGAGCGTAAGCCAGAAGAGTGTTTGAAAGCTATCGAGAACGCCATTTATTCAAATAACCTAAAAATATGAAACTAGAAAAGTTTATCAAGGAGCAAATAGGGGCAGTGCAAGATATTGATTCGATAGATTACCTAGACCTCGTGGTGTGTCTCGACCAAAATGCAGAGGTTGTCAACAACTCAAATAACACCGTCACCTTCAGAATTAACAAAGTAATAGCCAAGAAATAAAAATATGAGCCTTACCGCAACAGAAAGAAATTACGAGCTGTGTCAGGAGGCTATCAGTCTGAAAGACAACATTGAAGGACAGTTCGTGGCTCTCGGTGAACACCTAAAGGCTATACGTGACGACAAGAAGTATCTGCCGAGCTGGGAGACCTTTGCTGACTACCTACAAGAGATGAAGATGTCAGAGGCGACGGCCAGCAAGCTCATCTCAATCTATGAGAAGTTCATTCTACAGTTTGGGTATACCCCGTTGCAGATTGTCCATGCGGGCGGCTGGAGTACTGTATCGGAGATACTGCCGATGATTAAAACTGCCGAGGATGCAAAACAGTGGCTCTTTGACGCCGAGCATTTAACACGGAGTGACTTGAGAATAAAGATAACAGAGGCAAGGACGGGCAAGCCACAGGAAGCGTGCAAGCATGCAGATAGTTATGCACTGAATGTGTGTCGTACCTGCGGTTTTAAGTCAAAAATCCATGAGCAAGAGTAGCCCATCAAAAACAGCAGAGGCAATACGCAAAGGGAAATTCGGTCTTTATGAAAAAGTTAGGTTCAACGGAACTCATTGGAAACCGATTAAAAACCCTCCCTACAGTGTGGTCAAAAAGTGGTGGCCGAAGGAGGAATGGGATGCCATAATGACTGAAAAAATCAGTCGAGAGAAGATAAAGATGGAGGTGTACAAGAGAGATAGATTCACATGCGTCTATTGTGGCCTGGATTTACGCTCAGACTTTGAGAGGAAGAGCATCGGTCATAGGCAGAAGATAGGGATAACTGTAGACCACTTGAGGCCGAAGAGCCTCGGAGGAGAATACACCCTAGAAAATCTAGTGACCGCTTGTGTCCAATGTAATACTGATAAAGCAGATAAATACTATGAGAAAGATACCACCAAAACTAAGAGAGCAACTAGCCCACGACCCTTTCTACAAACAGTGCTCCATTACTGGAGAATCGCATCCTCAGTGGCATCATCATATTATCTTCGCGGGAAAGCAGCTGAACGAGAAGTGGGCGATAATCCCCCTGAGCGAGAGGATTCACAACGTAATAAACAATAAGTATATAAACGACAAGGTGATGTGGATGTGCCTAAACAGAGCGAGCGAGAAAGAACTCAAGGCCGTCTCGAAGGTAATAGACTACGTTCGCTTGCGAAAGACGCTGAACGACAAGATAGGGGATTATTCATCTTATGCCTACCGTGATAAAACCACTCATCCTTAGCGGCGACCCAGTTTCGACCAACTCAATCTATAAGACGGCTACTAGACCGTTCCCTAGAACCTACATGACCCACGAAGGCAAAGCCCTAAAGGAATCCTATCAATGGGAGGCCAAATCTCAATGGAAAGAACCCATCCTTGACTGCCCTGTTGAAATCGAGGTAAGGTTATATTTCGCCACAAAGAGACTCCACGACGTGGACAATTATAACAAGCTCCTCTACGATGCCCTTACTGGAATAGTTTGGGTAGACGATAACCAAATACAGAAAGTAACTACAGAGAAATTTTATGACAAAGGAAATGCTCGAATCGAAATATCAATACAACCCTATGGCTTATCGTGAGCCTACAAACTGGGTCTGCGAGTGCCACAACGGACTGGGCTGGATAATCCCTTGGAAATATGACATGTGCAATGACTGTAGATTCTCGCCCTTAATGCACGGCTCTCATACCGTGGAGCAAGACGGCTTCCAGACCAAGGCAGAGTTCAAACATGTGAATAGGCAAAGATTGATAGTATTCAGACCTCCGCTATCCACAGATTAGTGCTTGCATTATGCTACGAAGTATGATAGCTTATTGATATTAGTAAAGCAGTAAATAAAAAACAATGATTAAGAAAATATCGAAGGATGAGTTTGAGAAAATGATTAACAAAGGAGTGAGTTCAGATTCAGTAAAATCAAAAATGATTGCTCTGAATGTCGATGAAGGTATCTTCATCCCGAAGAAGGAGTGGAAGCAGAAGAGCGCGCCTACTTTTATCGCCTACACAATAAAGGGCTACCAGTTCATCACCCGAAAGGTTCGCAAAGGGTGGGCTATTCTAAGGACTGAATAAAGATGTTTAAGAAAGGAGACATCATAGAAGTTATAGAAAAATGTGGTCGTATACAGGTGGGTCAGAGATATGAAGTCCTTGAGAGACCTGAAAGTGAACCCTATATAAGACTTATGGTTAATGGTAAACAGGTTGCAGTCTGCCAGTGTCCTGAAAAATGGAAACTCGCCTTAGAAATCATAACCCTCGAAAATTAAACATGAAGAAAGCAAAGTACAAAATTGGAGATAGGCTCAGGGTTCTAGAGAGTGACGGCGACCTCGATGAAGGAGACTTCCCTGTGGGGCATATTTTTACGGTGGCAGAAGTCAGCGCAGACAATAACAACCCTATCTATTACGAAGCAGACCCGACAGATGAAGACGCGTATCAAAGAGGGGCATACGAGAGTGAGGTTGAATTAGCAATCGAGATAATCACGCTTGAAAATTAAAAACATGAAAACATTAGAAGAATTTACAGTTTCGCCAAGGGTAAAACTTGCTATCAATACAGGCAAGATTGCGGATAAGGAGTTCATACCGAAGGACATCGACTTCGCTGACCACAGGAAGCCTCTGGAGCAGGTCGCTATCGCTATGAACGCAGGATGGCCTGTTCTGCTTGAAGGAGCGACTGGCAGTGGCAAAACAAGCCTTGTACGTCATTTGGCGCACAAGACAGGGAATGCCTTTGTACGTATCAACCTGAACGGCGGCACGACTGTCGAAGACCTTGTAGGCCGCTGGCTCATCGACGAGAAAGGTACGAAGTGGGTAGATGGTCTTTTGACCGACGCCCTGAAGAAGGGGTACTGGGTTCTTTTTGATGAAATCAACGCGGCCTCGGCTGAGATTCTCTTCATCTTGCACCAGTTGCTCGATGATGATGCCCGTATCGTGCTCGTAGAGAAAGGCAAAGAGGTCGTCGTACCCGCAGAGGGCTATCGCTTCTTCGCCTCTATGAACCCTATGAAGGACTACGCAGGCACGAAGGAGTTGAACCCTGCACTCAAGTCCCGCTTCTGTATCGTCAAGGTAGAGTTCTGTCCACCAGATGTCGAGGCCGAAATCTTGGTTACTCGAACAGGCATCGCCCTAGATGTAGCAAAAAGCATGGTCAAGTTCGCTGTAGAAATTCGAGCCAACGACAAAATGATATTCCCTTTATCGACTCGTGACCTCATCATGTGGGCGTCGGTCTATCCTAAGTACAACAAGTTTATCCCTTCTGCCGAGGTGACGGTAGTGAACAAAGCAGGAGAGGATGACATTCAGGCCGTGCAAACGATTCTCGGCGCACACTTTATGGTGCCAGATTCAAAGACCACAGCAGACGGCAAAGCTATCGGCATCGGTACAAAAGTTGTGTTCAAGTCAGAGTTTCCAAAGGCGGGAGGCCAGACAGGTACGATTGTGGCTGATGTCCTAGAGGTAGCAAAGAAAGTTAAAGCATCAGGCAACCGAGACTTCAAGTTCGGCAATCTACGCTGGGTCGTGCGGGCTGACAAGGACTGTGGCTCAAAAGGAACGGTCATCGACAAGGTCGAATACATCCGCCCTGGGACTGACTTCGGTGTTACTAATGAAGATATTGAAGTAATCTAAAATGAAGTTCCAAGTTGGAGACAAAGTGAAAGTTAAGGACTACGGATTATATTCTACTGAAGTCCAGGGGATACCTAAGACTATGCTCAGACACGGCTCTTTTCCAGCTAGAGATAAAGAGGCTATAGTTGAAATTGTCGATATTCACGACAAGTTCTATATCATAGCCTATGTTAGTGAAAAAAATGAGAATATGCGACTTGGATATACTGAAGATAATTTGCTACCAACTGTCGAAGTAATAACCTTGGAAAATTAACATGAAATACATTTGGACTGAAAACGGGGTCGAGGCCAAAGAGGATGCGTATGAATACGATAACTACGACCTCGGCTGGGACAGGAAGTGGAACGAGAAAGATGACTACCAGAAGACGGGCAAGTGGTCTGGCTATTCATCCTATCGTCCGCAGGTTCTTTCCTATGCCTTCATCACACAGATGGCAACGTCCATCGCCGCTTCTCAGGGCGTGAAGATTAAGGTGGGCAAGGAGTGGGGTGTGGATTTGGAGAACAAGACGCTCATCTACAATCCTTCCACGCTTCTTTTCTCGACCAAAGGCGAGATGCTTGCACTCCTTCTCCATGAGGTAGGAAAGATTAAGCTCTGTACTCCAGAGTCGCGCCTCAAAAGCGAATGGTTCGATAAGTACAAGAACTCGGCCTACGACGTGGCGACGGTCTTCGATAACTTCCGTGTAGACGACATGATGGAACAGGCATACCCTTCGGCTTCGGAAATCTATCGTTACAACGAAGAGGTGCTGAACAAGCTCACTCAGACCTACATACAAAAGGGTGACATCTTTCGCTTGGCGAAAACTATGGTCATCAACTCTACGACTGCCCAGATAAACGAGCTGATGTATGGGTCTCAGAAAGTCTCTAAATTACAGGGAGTATTAGGAACTCCCAAGATGACCTTCGAGCAGGCGTATGAGAAGGTGTATGGAAAGAAACCTACAGGCAAAGTAAAAAACCAAAAGGACTTTGAGAAGTTTGCTATGGATGAAGGCTACATCGCCCATCCGAACATCTATGACTACGAGGCGGTAGTGGTACATGAAGGATACGGCCTGCCGACGCCTATGAAGCTCAGGGAAGACATGCTTCGTCGCTTCGAGCTGACTGAAGCGGCCATTCCTATGGTTATCTCTAAGGCGAGTACCCAGCAGGTTACAACTGTTTTGGAAACAGAAGTGTTCCCGAAGATTGAAGACCTCTTGAAGAATACCCACGAGTCTACCGAAAGCATGAAAGATGCTTTGGGACAGATGGCCGCTGAAGCTATGGGTAAGGCTATCAAAGAAATGGCAGACCAGAAGATGCAGGAAGCTGAATCACAGGGTAAGACGGGCAAGCCTAACTCCGAGGATGGTCAAGTGACCGCCTGGGGTCAGAAGCCTGGGACTGAAACAGTGCCTAAAGAATGGAAAGACGGCAACTATAAGGAACTCAGCCAGTCGGTCAAAGACGAGGTGCGAAGCCTGACCTCTAAACTTACGAAGATTCGACGCACGGAACAGACGGTAAAATTTGAGATGAATAAGAAAAGGGGGAAGTTGAATACCCGCTCGCTCTACAAACACGCCACTGGAATCAGGACGCTCTTCAAGAACAAACAACAGGCAGTAGATACCATCCGTACCTTCGCCTTCTCTATCCTTGTGGACAATTCAGGCTCGATGGAATACAACAACAGGAATACCCACACGACCCGCGCCCTTGTCATGCTCTCAGAGGTCTTTTCAAAGCTCGACATGCCTTATGAAATCATCCACTTCGATACCGATACCTACATGACTAAGAAGTTCGAGGCCAAGGCTGACAAAAAAGTTCAAGATGGGATGGCAAAGTACGCTACGGAATCAGGGGGGGGAACCTCCCTTGAGGTCGCTATTAGGGCCTCAAACCTCCTAAAACGCCCTGAGATGAACAAAGCACTGGTTATGCTCACTGATGGCGGTGTGAACGTAGACGACACGCTAGCGGCCTTGGAGCCGTTCAAAAGCAAAGGGGTTAAGTTGATGCCTATAGGTTTGGAGTGTGGAGATGAAATAGAAAGCATCGGAGGCCGAAAAGTCGATATGCCAGAAATGATGCCTGAAGTCTTTTATGAGATGCTAACAGGTATGGTCACTACTGCACATGAAAAGAAAATATAATAATTTCAAAGTAGGCGATTACATATCCTATAAGGGAGATAGGGGATATATCGCCCACATCGTTACAGAACACGGGCCAATAATGGAACTTGAAAAACATCAACAAACGGCAATACACCGACCATCGGCGTTGCCTAAAGATTATAAATCCATAGCATCTGGTACTTATTGGTGGCCTGACTGGGAAGATATAGAATTGTGCGAGCCTCAAATAGAAATAATCGTATTAGAGAACTAAATCATGGCTAAACAACCTCTTTGCCTTATCTATAGAAAACCTGATGGAAGCGGCAAAACCGAAGTCGGTGAACTTACCTTTAATGAAGGGGTGGAGTGGGCTTCTGTTACGATAAAGTTTAAGGATGGTAAAAAGGCCATATGGTCAAAGTCGTCAATTAAAGAACAGATACAGGAGATAACCCTAGAAAATTAAAAACATGAAAATATCAAACGAAAAGTGTCCTGTGTACGATAGATGTGTAGCAAAATTCGGGCCGCTGCCTGACACTACGGTGTTCTGCTATGGAGATACCATATACGCCAAGTACGAGCTGTCGGTAGACCTTCAAGTTCACGAGTACGTTCACAGCCTGCAACAAATCGAAATCGGTGGCACGGAGATATGGTGGGACAGGTATCTCTCAGACGACAAGTTCAGGTTCGAGCAGGAGGTCGCCGCCTATCAAGCCCAGCACCGCTTTTTGAAAGATAACATCAAGGATAGGAACAAGCTAGCTAAAGAGAGGATTCGCCTTGCGAAAGATTTAAGTTCAGAGATTTACGGAAATATGATTGACTACAGTGCGGCCTTGAAGGTAATAAAGAAATGAACAATCAATACGAAGATTTCCAAAGAAGATATAACGAAGCTATGAGAAAAATAGCGGACAATTATGCAAGTGTCTTAGCTCAGAAAAAAGCTGAAGTACCAGACCCCCCTGAAATAATCACGCTAGAAAACTAAAATGCCACTTAAAAAAAGATTCCATGTGGGGGATAGGGTTACACGGGTCGGCGGTGTAGGTCTTTCTAATGGGGATGTCGGAACTATAACTAAAATTTCATTAGAAGTTATTTTTGTGAGGTGGGTCGCAAACAGTAACCTCATAGCACACGAATATGCCGCCAATTTAGACTTCTACGACGAGACAGAGATAATAACATTAGAAAATTAAAAACATGAGACTGAAAATAGGAGACAAGATAGGTTTTATAGACAAGCCCCACATGGGTGAGTGGGAGGTTATGTCTTTGGACAAAGGTGGCGGGGAAGGCGCGATGATACGATGTATAAAAAAGGCCACTGGCTACAAGGTTGGACATTCACTCCACTACCACCCTGTCTTTAACGATAACAAGCACTACCTGATAGTGGAGACGTTTACATTGGAGAACTAGAAAGCACGAATCCCCCCGCCGAGAACGACGAGGGGAGTGCTCCTAGGATATAATGATTACAGCAAGAACATGAAAGGGAAACTTGCTGTCACTCTATTATACCACTTAGTATATTTTCTTACCACCCTTCTTTGGTGGCTTTACTGGGGTAGAAGTGGACTTCCCTGCTACCCTTTGCTTTTTCATCGGTGACATATTGTGTGAGTTAAAATATAAAGTGTCGCTTCCCAGTGGGTATAATTATAACACATTACTCAACATCTAGGAAAGCGAGTACCTCTGAGTCATCTATGATGTAGACTTCCTTCTTGCCAGTTTTTACCTGATGTCTAAGAAGGCTCAGCTTTTTAATTGCCGCCTTCGATACTTCATCTAATATCCTGTCACCCTTGCTAGAGTTACATGAGGGGCATAAAGCCTGAAGATTATCGTCTGTGCTCTTGCCACCTTTTGAAACAGGGGTAATATGGTCTACTCCTAACTTTACCTTCAGACCACAAATAGCACATCCATCATATCTAGCGATTATCTCTTTCTTTTTATCATCTGAGAGAGTCCCTGCAATTCTATACTGTTTCTGATGTCGCCTTATATCTTCTCTGGTTTTGTCTTTATGGGATTCAACATATCTCTTTTGCCTAGCGGCGACCATTTCTGGGTTGTTTATATCCCTTTGAAGTTGTAGTAATCTCCTTCTGGGAGCGTATTCCTTTTCCCAATTTGGGTGAGCCTTAAGCCATGCAATCTTTTGTGCCTTTGCTTTTTCAACATACCTAGCCCTGTATCGAGCTTTGTCTACTTTTGAGCATGGTTTACATAACCATGAGCCGTTAGGGTTGGTTTCGTGAATAATAGTCGGACAATCTCTACATTTATGATTTATCATCGGTTTCTACTTCTAAGAAAGCAAGAACTTCGGAATCGTCAATTATATATACTTCCTTGCGGCCTGTGCTATCTATATATGTCTGCTCGTCTAGGGCGTACCGCCTGAAGAGGATGTTCTTACCCTCCATGCCCTGGAACTTGCTGTCTGTACCTATCTTTATAATCTTCCCTAGCGACTTCGCCCCTGAGGCGTTTGAGTTATGCTCAAGGACAAGCCCTGATGCTGACTCCGTGGCCGCCTTGTGAGGCTCCACAACACATCGCGCCCCTATTGGTGTAACTCCTGTGATTTTCATTTGGTTTTTTTAGTGTTAGCCTTCTTTTTAATCTCTTTATCCTTCTTATCAAATTCTGCACGTATGAGATACATTGCCCCCTCATAGGTAGGAGAAATTTCCACAATCATCTTTAGCCTATCCAAATATGAAGCTACCGTTTCATTTCCTATAATTGGTTCTGTGATTTTCATTTGTTAAATTATTTACCCAACCCTTTTAATGCTACGAAGGCCACAAATAATCCTAGTATAGCCCCGAGTGGCCCAGCGACTACGAAGCCGAGTACAGCCCCTATAAACCATATTAGTAATATAAAACCTACTGGTGTGTTCATGTTTTCCATACCAAGAGTGTAGCATAGATACGCTCATTTTGCAATAGAGTTACCCACACCTACTGTTCCTGATTTTCAGCATTGGCAGCTGCCACCCCTACTTGTACCTTCTTTGTTGTAGGGGCTACCTTCTTTGCCATATTACCTACACCTTTAGAAAACGCGCCCTGAGTCTTTCCTGTAGCTACAGAACCTTCGGCTGGGACATTAAGGTCAGGAGCTTCTGGGCCTCCTCGAAGCTCATTGATACCTTCACGGGCAAGTTTCACACCCGTCCAATAGATATGGAATGCGCCAAGAAGCGCACCTGCGGCTATCTTTGCAGATGATATGAGACCTCCATTCGTAATCTTGGCATCGAGAGCTTTCTGTATGACAGTGGCAGTTGTATTCAGTTGGTCAGCCAAGTTCTCTCCTTTCTTTCCAAACATCGTAGTTCGGAGACCAGCCACAGGCTTACCATCAGCTCCAGGGAGGTCTTGCTGCTGGAACCCTTTACCGAAACTCTGAATCTCTTTGTTTGCTGCAATAATGTTCTCGAAATCCTTTGTCCCCATGAACTGCTTACCTTGCGTAAGAGCAGGGTCTAGTATTTCAAAGACAGCACGCATATAAAGTTTACCTACATCAGAAGACTTCAGGCCAGTAGCTTTTGTAAACTCTTTTAGCTGGTCGAGAGATTTGATACTAGATATGTTCTTAAAGACATTTTCCGCGCTGTCGCCCATAGTATCTATCTTCTGCTGTGCTGCCTCTTTAGCCAACTCAGACACCCTCATTTCTTGGCCTATGGCTCGTGCAGACTGGTACTGTGCTGGGTCGAGTACATCCTTATTATCATCTAGTTTTGTTATGAATTTTTGTGGGTCTAGTTCACCTGCTTTGTTTTTTGAGCTATCGAGTAGGTCTTTCAGAATCGCATTCTGTGCGATGTTCTTAAAGCCTGGATGAACAGTATCAAGTGCATCCGTTATCTCTGGGTTACGAAGAAGGTTAGCGAGCTTAGTTGGGCTTGCCGCAAGGAACTTATTAGCCAATGCTCCTTTGTTTAGGGCTGCATACTTATCATCAAGACTGCTGTACTGGCTCACAGAAGCCTTATCTTTCAAAGTTCCCTTGATGACATCTTCTATGGCTGGCCCTACAGTTCGAGCAAAGACTGTACCGTATTTGGTATTTCCTCCTGTGAGTTGCTGGTCTAGGTTTCCTTTTATTGTTGTCTTGAGGTCATTCACACTCGCAGGATGAAGCGTTGCTGGGTCAGCTTCAGAAATGTCATTGCCATACTTCGTCCTATTAGCATCGCTTGTGAGGGCGCGATAAAGCTCTTGAAGTTTAGGTGCATCTGCCCCATCGGTGTACAAAGGTCGCACAGCTTCCTGTGCTCCGTATGTTTTCAAAGCTCGGTTTATATTATCTAAAAGTTGTGGGTCGGAAGCGAATGTTCCCTTGAGTTGGTCTCTGAAGTCCTTAATTGCCTCTACAACAGGGTCAAGTGATGGGAATGATGCAGCTCCCGTTTTAGGCAACATCGTGTTATAGCCGTCCTTTACAGCCTCAGAAGCGGCATCCAGACCTGAAGCAATCCCTGAACCTGCGGTGTCAGCTGTTGCCCCTGAGAGTCCTCCTTGTGTCTGCATGTCTAAAGAACCTAGGTGAGCTTTCAAAGTTGCGTCACTGAACTTGGATAGGTTATCCAACTGGGTTTGTAGACCATCTATGTTTGCTTGGTTTGAGGCTATCGCTTCTTTTGGAGCATCGGATAGATTTTCAAAAGCGTCATTGACTGACTTAGCTTGACCAAGGGCACTCTCTGTCTGACTTCCTACATCACTGTATTTGCCCATCTGCTCCTGCAAGACACCCATCTGTTGTCCAGGAGTCATTACACTTCCTATTCTATCTGATAGAGGATTAGAAGCTGGGTTGGCAAAACTTCGTAGAAGGTCTATAGGAGCAGTCACGCCTTTCGCAACACTCTGAGCGGCGTTATAAACAGCCTTCCCTGTGCTACCTATAGGATTCGTGCCAAGCTCTTTAAGAGTACCCATGATTCCACCTTTACTGCCAGCTGAAGCGGCATCTCCAGCGGCTCCAGCATCTCCTGCTGCACCTATACCAAGAAAGGGGAGAATCGAAAGTAGCGGGTGATTTATGGCTGCATCGCCTGCATTTTTGAGTCCCTTCCAAAGTTGACTTAGGTCTCCAGTCTGGAATGTAGATTCAACGCCGTCTGCAAACTGTTGTGCAGCAGGGCCAAGTAAAAGAGTAGGGTCTTGAGTTATTTGGTCAATGACATCGCTTGCGTGCCACGGGAGGGTCACAAGGCCCTTAGCAGCCGTCCAGGCATCTGAGAGGGTGTTCGCACCAGCTGAAGCTAGCTCACCAATCGGGTTGTTATTGTCTCCCGTAGTGCTTACAGGGGAGAGTGCTCCCTGCATCAGTCCTTGCTGTATGTCGTCATTGGTATCACTTGAATAGTTTTGAGCATTCGCAACCGTCTGAGAGGCGAATCCTCCAGTGCCTTGAACCTGTTGGTAGTTATTATTTACAGTTTGCTGACTCTGATAGTCAGACATCATCGAGTTCACAAGTGGTTGGATTTGAGCACCAGATAGACCCTTGGATTGCGCCTGGGTCATCACATTCTGTAGTTGTGTATTAAATTGGTCTTGATTCATTAGAGTGTAATACCAAGGCTTTGTGCTAGTGAACTTGTGGAAGGAGAGATGAATGATGAACTACTTGAAGAGCCAAGACCATTACCTAGACCGTTACCGTAAATAGCCTGATAGGTAGCTGGGTCGAGTTTTGCCTGAAGGGCAGAGTTCGTAAGGTCTGTTGCTGTACTAACAAGGGCTTGGAGGTCGGTGATAGATAAAGATGCCCCGTCCTTCATGTTAGGAATAAGGTCTGCGAATGTTCCCTTACCCTGTGCCGTTTGTGAGGCTCCACGAACACCCACGACTGAAGCTGCGTAGATAGGAGCAAAGTGGGCAAGTTCCATACCAATCTTCTGCAACGCTGGGTCTGGGTTCTGACCAAGACTAGATGCAAGAGACTGGATGCTTCCATTCAATAGGCCAGACTTCTGTGATGCAGGCAGAGCATTTATATCCGCAATCAAAGGAGCGGCTGCCATCGCCATGACAGCTACGTTCTGCAATGCAGAATTGAAACCAGTAGTTACTCCCTTTGGATTTAGAGCCGCATTGCTCAATGCTATTTTAGCTGCATCGGTATTACCTGCGGCAAGAAGACTACTGATACTTGAGCTAAGAGTCGCCTTTTGTGAATTTGTTGTGGCTACCGTATTTATAGCTGCTTGGAAGTCACCACCCATAGGTAGAGACTGCCATGTTGAATTGTCGGCTTCAGTACCAAGTTTGGAGTAATAGTTAGCCTGAGCATTCTCAGCGGCAGCCTGTGCGGTGACGGCCTGGTTTGCGATGGTCTGCTGTTTTGCAGTTTCAGCATTCCCATTAGCTGCACTTTGGATATAGCCGAGAGCCTGTTGAGGATTAAGACCACCTTTAATAAGACTCTGATAGCCAGGAGCACCTTGAAGAGTAGCGAGCTGAGCAGCCGTCCATGCCCCCGCTGTGCCCGCTGGTGTTGATGGGTCTGTCGTAGGAAGTGCTGATAGAGCTTGACCTGTTGCGGCTGGGATAGAAGAAAGTTCCGTATCTGCAATCTTCATCTGATTTGCCTGCTGAGTAGCCTGCTGGTTCGCAACTGTATCAGCCTGCTGTGTAGCGAACTCTGAAGCCTGCTGTTGGTTAGCAGCAGATGAGTTTAGAATGTTTGCCACATTCGTAGCAAGTGTCTGTTTAGTCTGTTCCATCTGAGCCTGGATAGCTTGATATGCCTGAGCATTTCCTTGCGATAGAGCATCCGTAGCTGCTGCGTCCTGAGACATCAAAGTATTCTGTGCGGTATCATACTGAGAGTTTATCCCAGCCATAAAGGCATTCTGGTCGGAGTTCAAAGTACCGCCTGACACAGCACCGAGTTGTGCCGTTGCCGTAGATATAGATTTAGCCCTGTCGGTCTCAAGTTGCTGTGAGGCAATCTGGAACTGCTGACTCTGGGAAGCATTAGCTGCTGCGTACTGAGATGCTTGTTCTGAATCCTGTTGGTCAGTTGCCTGCTGAGCCTGAACGCTCTGGGAACCCTGAAGGGCAAGTGACATAGCGGCACTATAATCCCCATTTGTGGCAGTGAGAAGACCTTGTAAAGTGGACGCGCTTATAGCCGCTGCCCCAGTTAGACCCTGGGAAGCATTCAAAGATTGTGAGGCTGCATTAGCCCAGTTCGCATCGGCAGAGGTAGTAGAAGGATTTGAAGCAGACGTAGAAGCTACATTTGCATTATGACTTGTGACAGCCGAAGCAGAACTGGAAGGTGCTTCATCGTTGGTGCTTAAAGAGTCAGGCCCGTATTGAGTAAGGTACTGAGCCGCATTGAAATTTGAAGACCAGGGGACATTTGCTCCTTGCGATACATTGGCATTCGCAGCCGTGACAGAAGTATTAGTAGCACTTGCACCTGTGTTTGCTACAGGTGCAGCACTTCCTGTAGAGACAGCTGGAGCCGTTGTAGAGGCAACTGGAGAGGTTGTTGTGCTTGATGCAGGAGCAGTTGTTGTAGTAGCAGGAGCGGCAGCAGTCGCCGTGCCTCCAGGTAAAGGGAGAGCATTCGGACTTTGAGGAGTGGCCGCATAAGGGTTTATGCCTGTAATAAGAGGGGCAGTATTCTGAGTTGCAACCGTAGAATCATTTGTTGCAGAAGATGCTGAAGCATTACCGTTGCCTACTGTAAAAGTAATAGGAGCCATAAATTTATATCTTCAGGATGTATACCATAACGGCGAACGGGGGTAAATTGTTATGCGGTGTGTTGCTACCAGATGGGTTGGTCTGTAGGCTCGTGCCTCCTCCAGTCGAGTAGTCTGTCGAGCTAGTCGTGGAAGCTACAGCCTGAGACATTCCATGAACGTGGGTTGCGAGTTCCTGCGTATTGAGCTGATGGGTGGCTTCGCCTCCGAACTGGCCCGTGTTTCGCAAAGCGAAAGTGAAGGTCAAGGTTTGGATGCCGACGCCAAGAGCGGTGAGAGGAATGAACTTGCCTTGCTGATATATCTGGTTTCCTCCTGTGACGTTTACCGCGAGAGCTGCATTGGCAGCTGTAGTGGCAAGCAAGAACTCTCCTGGGGCTTGGCCTGGGATGGCGTAGTAGGTCGTCGCATCAGTGAGGCCAGTGATTGCAGTTCCTCCATTCTTGCTATAAAGGACAGGTTGAGCAAGGTAAGGGCCGTCCGTAGAGCCTGTATAGATAGAACCTGCGACAAGAGTCTGCGTACCTGTACCAGATGAACCTGCTGTGATTGCTGAACCTCCTGGGGTTGCTGATACTTGGAAAGAGGTGGTGGAGTTTACTGTGACTACAAAGTAGGTAGAAGTTGCTGAAAAGTTCGTCGGCAACCCACCTCCTGAGTTTGTAAATTCAACACGGCTTCCCACCTGAAGGAAGTTGGCAAGAGGAGTCGTGATGTTTGCGCTTGAGTTGGTGAATGTAGCTACTTGGTTATAAGAAATCTGTGTTGAGTCGAAAGTCCAGACATTTGAACCCTGGCTGTTGCCCATGACGAATTTAGAACGAAGGTCAGGAACATAGAAGTTCGTGCCATTGTAAGCTCCGTAATTTGACCAATAGACAGTGTGAGTTCCTGACTGTGAGCCTGTGGTATTGATAGACGGGCCACCTTGGTACGTGGCAATCTCAAAAGCGGTAGAAGTAAAGCCTGTGGAGACAACGTAGTAGACAACGCCTGCGGTAATGCCCGTAGGCAGACCGCCTGTGGTTTGGAAAGATACCGCATCTCCTACGACAAGGCCATGCGCTGAACCAGTTGTAATGACTCCTGGCGTAGCGATAGTGATGCTCGAAATGGTTACAGGGTTGTAGAGGACTGAAAACAAAGCTGGATAGGTAGCCGAAGCGACAGACTGACCGTTTGCTAGAAGCCAGCCTGAAGGGACTGACTTGCCCGCATAAGGAGAGATAAGACCAGAAGGAGTATTTGTGCCGTAGATTGCTGGCTCATACCACTGGATGATATAACCTTGTCCTGCCGTATTCCTTTCATAGATAGCTGTCTGGCCGACGACGTTTTGAACAGAACAGAGAACGATGTCACCATCGGTGGGAGCTGGGGCTGTGGGGCTTGCACTTTCCGTACCTGAACGAATAGCGAGAGCTGAAGTGACCGTTGAATATACCAATAGGTCTATGCGAGGATTTGAAACGGGAGCGGTGAAAGTTCCTGACGAAGCACCTGCGTAGATTATATTCGAGTTGTCCTGAGCCAAGGCGAATGGGTTTACTACAAGGGTAAGACCTGGAGTAACCTGCTGGCTGACAAGGACAGCCTTTGCACGTGGAAGCGCACCGAGGTTTTTATCAATCTTGGTAGACCCTGCAACGGTATCTGACGCTGTTCCTAGAGAACCTGAGACCGTATTCTGGATATAGGTGATGAGGTCAGCGATGTTCTGATTGCCGAAGGAGATGATGACCTGTGCGCCTACAGCGTGGTACTTCTTGTTGGCGGCGACTGAATTGGTATTGAGAGCTGATAGGCCACGATTTTGAATGGTAAAACCTAGACCTGTAGCATCTACTGCCGTAAAGGAAATCATCTCTACAGAGCTTGCTACCAAAGGGTCAACAGTAATGATACCGCGCCCAAAGATGTTGAACTGTGAGGTGGTTATGGTTTCGCCAGTGAGCGTCTGAATCGAAGAAACAAAGACTTCAGATTCGGTTCCGTTCTGGGCAAGAGAGGAAGATAAGTAGGCGAGGTATAGGCTTGGAGGAATGGTAGTGGCCGTTTAGTTAATAACTTTGCACATAATTATACCACATCTACTGCATTATCTCGAAGAAACCTGAGTTTACTGTCGCCGCTCCACCTACAGGTGAGAATGATGCCATGACTGCCGCATAGGTGTCATCCTCCCCCCATGCAGCTACAAGGCTCGTAGAGCCAGCAGGGGTAATAGCTCCGTTGCTATCAAAGATGGACATGTTGTTTCCTGTTTGTCGTCGGGTCGTTCCTGCGCCAGCAGTAGGTGCGCTACCTTCTGTCTTTAAGACCATGAACGTCCAGCAGTTATTGGCAGAGCTGGTCAAAGTGACAGTGGCTCCTGTGAGGGTATCTGAACCGTCTGAAGATACTGTACTGTTGTCAGGCTGACTGCTTTGAGCTGCCCCTGTATAGGAAGCTGACTGAGCATCTATCGCTATAGAGTTGCTTGCGCTGACGACTACGTTGTTAGCACCCGTGGCAGGCGCAATGAGGTAGTAGAGATACACCCAGCGGTCTCCTGGTATCTGGGACTTGTCTACAGCGGTCATCGAGACTCCGTTATAGGTCACGCCTGTGACGTAATCATTATCTATATCTCCGAAGATACCTACGAACAGAATCAGATTCGAGCCTGTACAGGTATGAGAATACGTCAGGGATGTTCCTGTATGTAGTCCTCCATTGACGCTAGTGTCGAGAGCGATTGCCAATTTAGTTTTCGATTAGTAGTAATTCTTTGAAAGTCGGTATAAGTCTCGCCTCTTCTCCACATGTAATACAATTTTTATCCATATAGTTAAGCTGAAGCTACACATTGCCAAAGCGATTTGCTTGCCGACCAGATGAAACCTATTGTCAGGGTAGCTGTTGTTGCCGCTGTAGTGGTAGGAAGGGCAACGGTGGTCGCGCCATACGCAGTATCCCATGTCAATGCTCGTGCCGAAGTTGTAGAAGAAGCCACGGATATGATTAGCTTCTGTCCGTCTGTCGGAGTTCCTGTCGGGTTGTTGAATTTCAAAGCTCCCGTCTGAGCCGTAACTATGAACATATCCATAGTATCTCCGTTTATGGACGTCCCTGTATTCGTAGTGTAGGCGGCAGCAGAAAGTACACGAGGGGTAATACGCTTGTTCGTATATGTTTCTGTTCCTGCAAGAGTAGCAAGAGTACCAGAGGTAGGAAGCGTAACCGCAGTGGCGGCGGTAGAAGTGATGTTCGTAGTGTAGGCTCCTGTGGTCTCGAATGTGGAATTGTTAGCAAGTTCCAAAGTAGCGGCTGTTGCAGGAGTAGCTACGGTCACATTGTTGAATGTACCACCGTAAATCTTTCCAGCCTCGGTGACGACCATTGAGTTGCCTGCGCCGTCAGCAACACCGATAGGCTGTGCATAGACGCTTGTGCTCGTCATGTAAGTTACGGCTGAGTTCGCGTTCTGGAATCCAGTCCAGGTAGCCTGGCAGACATTCGTAGCTGTAGCGAAGTTCACGAAGTAGCTTGCCGTAGCTGAAGCATTGTTGACGGCTGTCACATTAGACATGTTCAACGTGCCAGATGAGAGATTGATGAACTCAGTAGGAGCTGGGCTTGCATCCTGAACGAATGCGGTGTTGGCGATGTTGATAGCTACAGTTCCACCAGCAGTCCAACCAGGGTTCGTGATGATGAATGGATATGTGTGGCCGTTCGGATTCTCGAAGTGGCAGTTCGTGATGTTCACTTCGTTTGCAGTCCCTCCATAAAGGTTGCAGTAAAGCTGGGAGTCATCGAACGAACATCCTATGAAGTTGTAATCGCAGATGCCAGAGATTTGAAGATTCACTCCGTATAGGTCTATCAGTCCTCCTGTTTGGTTATAGGCATCAGCAAATGTGCAGTTAACGAACCTCATGTTCTCGCCAGAGTTTATCGTATTCCCACCACTTGCCCCTGCACCGCCATTGCAGAATACGTTGACTGCATTGAAGTTGAATACGCAGTTATCAATCGTGATGATGAATACGTTGTTTCCAGTCTCAAGACCCGTTCCGAAGCACGCATTGAACGGCCCTCCAACATGGACGTTGCGTAGGGTGATGCCTGCCGCCCCTAGACCGTCATCTGCTCCCAAGCCCCCGATAAAGATTCCAGTCGTGTTGTTAGTTGGCCCTACTCCGCAGAACTTAAGATTCTCCATACCGTAACCTGTTGTGATTTGCTTTGATACGTTGATGGTACATGCTGTGCCTATTAGCGCGGTATATGTAAGAGTTGAGCCACCTCCAGGTGCGCCACGGAGCAATGGGAACTTCTGAGGCGTATTCATAACTATAGGAGTCGAATAGCTATACTGGCTGTTCTGAAGGTCAATGACCCCCCCCGTTGAAGGAAGAGCAGCATAGGCAGCATTTATCTTCGCTCCAATGTCAGAGCCAGGGAATGAATCAGCTAGAAGGACTGTGTTCAAGTTGGCTACTTGAACCTCAGCGGCATTTGTAAACGTGGCTCCGTTAGTCCATGTGTTTTTCTTTGCCGTGTTGATAGCAGCGACTACAGCCCCGCTAGTAGGAGAGATTGTGAGAGAGCCGTCCGAATTTGTAACTGAAGCTACTGCGCTCACGCCGATACCCAATGATGAATAGGTAATCGCGCTTGTTGTGCCTGAAGCGGCAGGGACAATAGGAATGAGGTCTGTGGGCTGAGGGGTCGTATAGATTGGCAATTGGCTGATTTTATCGTTCATAAATTTTAGATTATAATTAAACTACCGTCTTCTTGTAAAAGGAAACCTCCACTCTCCGTAAGCAGATAATCCACTGGAGCGACAGGCGTGACTGGAATCGGAACATCTCCGTCGGGGTCAATGCCGAGATTCGCAGGCGAAAGAGTATTCACTTGGGCATTCATGCCTAGACCCGTCAATGACCAGTTCGCTCCTGCCGTCGTCGAGTAGAACTTGAGCTGGACATTGTACCAGTTATATTTCACAGGAATGTTCAGATAGACTTTCAGGATGCCTACATTGCCCGTAGTCGAAGCCAAATCAGTATCTCCCATGACTGGCATACCAAGGATAAATTGTGCCATAGCGAGGGTCATAGGCTGTGAGACATACGGCCCTGTCCCTTTGATAGTGAAAGTCTGAGTCGCTAAAGTGCCGTTCTCGTTATAAAGGACATCGCACATGAGATTCGTCGAAGTGTTTATATATCCTTGCACGAATACTTTAGACATATACTTCGGCATCGAAGGTTGCTGAAGGTCAAAACGCTTCGTGTAGACATAGGAAGTGTATGGCTGGTTGTTGTCGGTGTATGAAGGGTCAAAGGTGACGTAGATATTGTTATCCTGCTTCGAGCCGTAGTAGAGCTTCTGAGCCGTACCGCCGAGAGGTGTATGCACTACCCAGTCAGCTACAGCCCAGTTGTTGAACTTCGTCCAGTATTGGAACATCGTGTCGTAAACGAGCACCGTATCATTGACCGTACTTCCATTTGAAGCACAGGTCATAAAGATTTTAGTATTGAAACCTATCGTCTTACCCGTGCTGAAGTTCTTTTGCAAGTACAGGTTATAAATCTTCTGGGAGAGAATGTTCAGCTGAATGGTCGTCTGGAAACCTGTGACCAAAGGGGAGATAGAAAAGATGCCTGATGATGAAGAAGGGTAGTACAAGGTGTTGTTCTTCTTGACCCATGCAGTTGGGTAAGGGCAACCCATCGTTGCGTCAGTCACAAGTGGAGTGACTTGGACTATCTGAGTAGAGTTCGTAGAATCTATGACGAATTCAAAACGCTGGAGCGAATCGCCCTTGAGCACTCCGAGGTACTGACCGAAGCCGAAGATGCCTGTTATCTGTCCTACACCGTCTATGAAGGCACAGTAGCCACCAGCGGCGGGGTCTGTGCCAAAGGTATAGTCTTCTGGGTTGCTCGTGACCGAGTAGTACATCGTAGTCTCACCACCAACAGCGTTGGCTACGAACATCTTTCCCTGGAAGACGGTGAATAGTTTTCCTATCGGAACGATTGGTGGCCCAGGAGTATTTGCAACTACAGGCGTACCCGCATTCAGGGCAACTCCGATTTCCGCTGACAGGGTGACTGCATTTCCTGAGTAACTAGAATATGCGGCATTGACGATGCTCGATGCCGAGACTTGGAACGAAACCGTGCCAGAAGATGCCCAGTTCAAGGTAGAAGCGACATTGATTACTGTATCGCTTGTGACATTCGCTGTGGTAGTTACCGTAGCTTTTGGCAACCATCCGACTGACATGTTCTGGATAGCCATAGCGACTGCCGTGCCTGCTCCAAGGACTACGCCTATGGGAGTCGTGAGGGTTAGTACATTCCCTACGATGGAACTGTAGATAAGCGTGACGGGGCCAGCAGGCCCTTGTACGATGATACTGTTGCCTGTTGCGGGTGAAGGTAGGATAGCGGTAGGGAAATGCTTATAGCCATCATTGAGCGTGAGGGTAGTATCTGTCGCAAGGTTGTTCGTCGTGGTATGAGCCAAGCCCATCGTCCATTTGATAGTAGGGTCGGTTCCGTTGCCCATGTAAAGGCGGTCATCTCCGAGGCCGTTGTTCCAGATGGTAGAGCCGTAGTTCAAAAGGATATTAGCAGTAGGAGGGGTGTACGCACCATTCAACTTAATCCACTGGTTGTTTACCTCGTCACGTAGGTAGAAGTTTGGGGCGTAGATAGCTACAAGATATTCCTTTTGGTTTGAGGTCGTGGCGTTTATCGTGTTCAGCAAAGCATTCGTCTCGCCTGTAGGCTTTGTGAAGGCAAGGAATGAGCCAGGGCGAGGGGTGGCATAGCCTGTATCGAAAGTCACATTACCGCAATCTGGAGTCTCTTGGTCGGTGATGTCCTGCGGGTCGAGAGATGAGTTTAACGAAGAGGCAGGCTTTCTTACGCTTGCGAAAACTGGCGGCTGTTTTGAACTTTCTGTCTGTAGAGGCATTTAGCGTTCAAATTTAGTCCCGCTTGCTTTGGTTACACGCTTACGTGGATATTTCTTTCCATACAAAAGCATGGTCTCGGTAAAGCCTGTGGCGTATAGCTGGGTGAAGTTCAGGTCGCCTCGAAGCTGGGGTAGGAGAATCTGTGCTCCTTTAAGGGCAATAGGAAGGATGAGATTCGGAGCGAAACTACCGAATGAAGCGATGTCTGAAGGCTGGTCAAGCAATATCTTATTCTGTGTACCCGTGCTGTCTGTACCTTTATAGGTCGAGTAGTAGATGAAGTCGAGAAGGTCAGGCTGAATCTGGTAGAGGTAGTTCACGCGCATGTTCGAGATGCCTGTAAAAGAACCAGAGTGAACGAAGCCAAGATTGAGTGATGTGATAGATAGGGCGACAGGTGTTCCTACCGTCGTAGAGTTATCGAGGTTAAAGGACAATAGCGACCAGCCGTTCGTGTTGAAGGCGTTGCCTAGGTAGTCAGTCGTGGCTGACATGGTGTAGTAGTTCCCTGTGGAAGAGAGAGCCTGAAGCGTCACAGAGGAAATCTGGGCAGCTGCGCCTGTAGGGAAGTAGACATAAACACGATACGCGCCCTGAGAGTTCAGGAGATTCAGGATGTCCCACTGGCCTGCGGTAGAGATGGTTGAAGTGCCTTCGGCATTTGTGAGGGTAAACAAAAGAGAAGCTCCATTCTTAACGTAGATGTTGCTGTCTACGGAGTAGCCTGTGACTGAAGATGAATAGGTCTGCTGGCCTGTAGTATTAAAAGGGTTGATGACGTTCGGGCCACAGACGTTTCGGCCTTTGAGAAGAAGCTGGTTACTGCCGTTCATCGTGGTAAAAGCGTAGCGGTTATCGCGGTCATAGGAACCTGTGTCAACAAGAATTTCGGTATCTTCATGCGAATTCCATTCTCGGTTAGGGGTGTTGCTATCTTTGGCTACGCCAGCATTCGTAGTGTTGTAGAAAAGGCCGATGGTATCACTGTAGCCGTCTGGCAGGGTATAGAACTTCGTGTCTGAGAAGAACTGGAAGGTGAAGATTTTGCGGTCAGAAGGCAAGCCTAGACGTTCCTGAACGAACTCCATAGCACGATTGGCCGCCCTTGTCTGGTTGCCGAGGTCGATTGTGGAGACACTGTAGTTGGCACAGAAGTCAGAAATCTGGTCGAGGATGTTTTGGAGCGTTACAGAGACAGCGATGATAGTGGATTATAGGCGAATATACCTATAATTATAACACGTAGATGGTGGTTCTGTCGAAAACTGAGGCAACAAAAACCAAGATAAGACATGAATATAAAAAGTCGATGTTCCTCTGGTGATTGCGTTTAAGAATTACGGGCATCCAAGGTACAGAGCATATTTCGGCCCGAAGGCTTACTGACCCTTTCGCTGAGATGACGTAGACAGGATGCCTCAGTCTTTGAAAGAACTACGCATAATTATATCAGACATTTGTCCTTTATGTCTTATACGAAGCTATGTGGATAACTCAGAAAAGGAAAGAACGCCCATCGACGAGCGTTCTTCTCCTTCAAACTATAGGGTGGTAAGCCCTACCCGCTACGTTTCCATAGCGGGCTTTCCATACACTATTCGGTCACAAGACCATGCGCCTATACCAGATACTCTGAAGATGTATTCTCCCATGATGATGTTGTCGTATGTAGAATTGTATATATCCAGCCCCATATCTTGGGCAATTTTCCCCCAGGTAGATATATTGATTTGCATCGTGCCTACATCTCCAGTGCCAGAAATATAGGGCTTACCTGTATTGGGATTATATTGTAGAAAATTCGATTCACAGCGTATTACTGGAACCATATCATTACCGAAGACAGCGGCAATAAGATTAGGTATATCTAAAGTACTCGCAAAACAGGACAAGGGAAGCAGCAATAAAGCCGCCCCGATTATGTGTTTCATAGGGTTTAGTTAGACTTCTGAGACCCTGTAGGAGCAGTAGAGACGTAGTTACCGACTACGTATTCTCCAAGGGCTTTGACAGCGAGAGAGGCGGCTGTCGAGGTGAAAGTAACGATAAGGTTTAAGTCTATGACCTGACCGCTTGCGAGGACATTTTTATAGTCGAGAAGGAGGGTAGCTCCGAAAGTACCCAAGAAAACATGGACTCCTGTAACGATATAGCGTTTAGTTGTTGGCGAAAGTGAAGCCCAGTAAGTAGTGATGAAGTTCAATTTAAGTTGGTTAGAGTAGTAATCTCTCGTTTAATTATACCATGAGAAAAGGGACTACCATACAGATAATCCCTATTATTTTCGCCAGAACAATGCCTGGCAATCTTCCATTATCCTGTCGGCCAGTAGCTCTACTGGCTCAGGAACTATGCCTTTCTCGATAAAGTCCTTAACCTTCCAGTTAAGAAACCATCGCTCCTCTGGCGTTTCCGTATACAGGTATGCCTGTCGGAAAAACCAGATTGTATCCACTTCGAGCTTTTCAAGGACATAGTGGACTTTCTCTTCAATCGTCATGAAGCTCCTGTGCGGCAGTAGCGTCCCTCGCTACCCTGACCTTGGCTGCATCCAGCCTTTTTTGAAACCGCGCCCGCTTCTTCTTGTTACGCATCGCACGTAGATGCTTTGCATAGCTGAAGAAGAACAGCTCAGTAACTTTTGTAGTAGTGCCAGACATACCATTTCTCCTTTCTCATAAGCAATGTGAACAGATACAACTGCATATTTTCCTTTCTGTAATGTTTGACCAACCAAAGTGGCATCATCTGCAAGACAGGGACACAGGTTTTCATAATGGCCTTTAGGTCTGTCTTGGGGATGAATTACTGCGGCTATGTCTATGGATAGCTGCGGTTTTTCTTAATGAACGCTTATCAAAATAAGCTCTTTAAGCCCTACCTTGGCTTGGGGAGCAAGATAGGGCCTGAGAGATTACTGCCCTGCCAAAAGTGCCTGTAGCTTTGCGATTATCCGCTGTAATAGCGAGACCTTCTGTTGGACAAGAGCAGGCACGAACCCTACTGGCGGGATGACTTCTGTTCCGTCTTCAACGAAGAAAGGAGCGTAGTTCTGGGCGAAGTAACCGATACCTTGACGACACCAAGAAGTGCTCCAGCTATTTATGAAATAAATATAGTTAGCGTCATAGCCGTAAGCACAGATGAAATGCCCGTCGATAATCTGAGCTGGTGGTCGTATAGGGGCTATCTGACTCTCTTGCCAAGTCTCTACTCCATCTGGAGCGGTGTACCACTCTTTTCCAACCTGAACCAAAAGAATAACAGCCTTGTTCACGTAGATGTCCTCGCAGACCTGTTGCCAGCTTGGGTTATCATTGTACGCATAGCTCTGTAGGACGTTAGGCTGGGCGTCAGAGGTTATTTGAGGCGTGATGAGGCTTTGCTCGGAATACGTCGCTACGGGCAACGTAGTGTCTTCCACGAGGTCTGTAAGAGGTGCATAGCCGAACTTTGAGCCAGACTGGAAGATGGCGTCCATTGTCGTGCCACCATCTAGGGGTACACCATCAAAAGACTTTATGTTTATCCATGTAGCTCGTGGCGAAAGGGGCTTCACAGCCCCAGTCTGGACTTTACCCATGACCTCACGGAGCTTCGTTCCAGCTTCAGCTCCGCAAATGCCTAAGAAGTTCTGCATGTTGATAGGAATGTCCGTGATGTCCGTCTGGTATGAAGGAGGGATAGCTACGGCTCCTCCTGTCTTCAGGTCATTGAACTTCTTAAGGTTATAGTCCCTAGGGTCTTTGATTCGTGGCTTTCCTCCAAATGCTACTTTAGTGGGGTTCATTTCGTTGAAGTTACTACCGCTGATAAGTTGTCTTTCACGTTCTGCAACGTGGATATTTCACTTTGAAGGTTTGCCTGGTCATGCACATACATGTAGGCGATGAGGGGTAAAACGACTACAACCATTAATCCCGCACACATCGAGAGTCCATAGTAAATCTTTTCTAGGAACGTAACGCGGCCGTTCGTCCTCTTTACCTGAACGAGGATGTCGCTTTGGCTTCCTTTCAACGCCTCAAGCCTTTCAGTGACATCATTAAAGTGTTCCACTAGTTCTCTTTGTGAAAAAGGAGTGTCCATGTTATTCCGTAGGTGCTGGTGTCGTTAGGGCTGCGATAGCCGCCTGAATCTTCGCGATGTTAGAGTCCATCTGAGCCTCTGCCTTTACAGCACGGTCTGCCGCTACTGCCGCATTTGCTACAGCAAGTGCCTTGGAAGCCTGTGCCTGAACGAGAAGGTTATTAAGCTCCTCTGCTGAAAGTCCTGCGAGTGATATGTTTTGTGTTGGTGGCATTGTGTTTTATTTAATGA